CTCGGTACGAACAACGATCTGCACAATAATCTCTTTTCTTTTTGTTATGATTGGGGGGGGCAGTTTGGTATCATGCCCAGGATAAACACACTATCCCTTGACCGTAGTCCAGCGAGTCTCGCCATTTACATCAAGACGAACACGCTTGTATCCATTCGAGTTCTCAATGATTTCTTTGACAATACCACTGACACCTGACTTGGGGGTGACGAAGAGGGAATCGATAACGGGAGTAGCCATGTTGAGCATCCTTTCAGTGAGCCAACTATTTTTGTTTTGCCAGCAGGCGCTGGGCTTTTTCCTACAATATGTAGTCTATATGCTGGGAAACGATTTGTCTAGTCGTAATGGGTGTTATTTGGTAACAGTTTAGTAACAAGCCCGGCCTGCCCTAGGCTTTCCTGCGAAGACTCGGGGCACCTTTTTGTACGGGCGGTTATTTATATGCAAGCCTCCAGCACTAGTTCTACACGAACTAATAAATACTTTGGCTTGCACACCCTTTTCTCTTGTGTGCGTGTTACTCTTTACGGTCCAGCCTAACTTCTACGGGCAGTGGTGCTGCCCCAAACAGCTATCACACAAACGACAAGCCATACCCAATGCCAAACACTGCCAATATCTCCACCAGGGCCGAATAGTGCCAGGGCATTGATAACGCCAAAGACAATAGCGGTAATGGTAAGAGCAACACTAACAACACCTGCAATGATTGCAATGAGTATCAGGTTAGAGGTGCTCTTGTCCATTAGGATTCTTCTTTCTTGTTACCTATAAGCTGTTTGTGGATTGAGATAATACCCCCGACAAGTAGGCCAAAACCTCCCACGGTTAGTGCCAGCGGTACCAAAAGCAAAAGCCCAATACCTAGCAGTACAAAGAATAGCTCCATGCTATCCCTCCCCTACGTTTGACCAATTTGATTTACGCATTTCGATAATTTGACCCACAGCCGCCATGCGGCCCGTGTCTCCAGAAGACTCGATCATTTCCCAATCAGTTTCTGTCCACTCTCCAGTGTCAACCACTACTGCGTCATAGGCGCTACCGTAGTTGCCGTCAGCGGCAAAGTAATGAGTCATTAGTCTTCCATTCCATAGTGGTCAACAATCCAGAAGTCTAGGTGGTGCTGTTCGGCAATCTCCCAAGCAGGGGCGGTGTTCTTGCCCTGGTAGAATACCCCATCGGGCAGGGTAATGTCTTCATTCCACATACCCTCATTGCAGGCACCAATAGCCTCAATGCATGGGTCGATCATGCTGCCAGGTACTGGCGGATAGTGATTTGCGGATAGGTGCCAACTCAGGGCAGACCTCATGTCTACATCCTGCTGTGCCATTTCCATTGCGCTCAGTGCTCCCATTAGGATTCTTCCATTTCTTCTACGAGTTCGATGAGTTCTTTGGCCAACACAACAAGCCTGGTGCGTGCTCTGTCTTCGTACAATGAAGAGCCTACCACATACTCTTCCCACTTGCCAATCACAACTGCTAGGTCGTATGCCGCATTCTCGTGACGGCAGTAGTCCATGCTAGGCATGTTGTTCCTTTCGTTTGATTAGAGTCTAACCCATACCCCTGACATTGCGGGGTATCAAGAGACAACAGAAGACAACAAAATAATAAACATTGCCAGAATCGCTCCTAGTACAAAGAAGATAACAAAGTCTACAACCTTCTTCATGCTTCTACCTCATACCCAATTACTTCCCAGCAGGTGAGACACCCACCAGGAATATCGTTTGGGTCTTGGATAAAGGTGTGGTGCCTTCCAAAAAGGATTTCGTGGAAAGCAACTTTTGATTCAAGAGTACTCATGTTGTGTCCTTTCGATTAATCTCAGTCTATATCCTGGGAAAGATTTTGTCTAGTCGTAAAGGTCTCTATTTGATAACGCTGCCCGGCCAGAAGCCCCACAAGATTGTCAAGTCCTGTGAGGCTATCGTCTACCTAGACTTCGTATGCCGCATCGATAAAGCGCTCACGCAAAAAGCGCTCATTGTCTGCCGCAAACATATCTGCAAATGAGTGAACCAAAACGTCAAAGTCTTGGTCTTGCTCAACTGTCACAGAATCTTTGTAGAACTGGTTTAGGATAGTGCTGGTGCTGATGTAATCGCGTCGTGTCATCATGGTGTTTGCCCTTTCATTGGCGTGTGCTTTACTTGTTGTTATTAGTCTACACGGGGGTAGAGTGTTTGTCTAGTCGGAGTCTTTGTAGTCTTTGATTGCTTCTGTCAGATACATACCGCCCAAAACTGCAAAGATGGGACCGAGTACGCTAAGCCAAATGGCTCCAGTGATACCACCAACGGTGCTAAATAGCAAGCCAGTGACGATGTTTAGAATTGCTTGTGGCATTAGCATCATTATGAATACTCCTTTACTGCGGCACCGAGGGCACCTGCGCGTGTACGAATTCGACGGTATCGAGTGTCTAGGTGAGTCCCCGCCTTATTAGAGCGACGAATCTCACGCATGGCCTGAATGTACTCAGGGTTAGCAGTCTTGGAATAAGCTTTCTTTGTCATGACTAAATCCTATCAGAAGACTGCTGGGGTAGCAAATCAGTAATCACTATCGACCTCATACCCATCTCGAATGAGATTGTCGATGTATTCATTCAGCCCTGCACGATATGCAATGGGGTCTAACTCATACAATACTCTTGATGGATAGAAAGAAATGCCCATTACCTCGATCATCGGAGCATCGTCTAGGGAATCTTCGAATTGCTGGAAGGCTTGGTGCTTGGTGATTTTCATTAGTTTACCTTTCGTCGTTGATATGATTCTAGTTGTTTTCGCTGTCAATGTCAAGGGTATTGCCAAGTCCATCCTCAAAAATGCAATCAGGGTCACCAGGCATGGTATGAAACATCTCGTGAGTGTCGCAGAACGTGTTCATGATATGAGTCTAACATTCTGGGAATAAAAGCACAACCTACGTAAAGAGTATTTGATAACGTTTCTATAACGTACCCGGCCCCTCCCCTCAAAGCCCAAGATGGTGGGCAAAGTCATCAACCGCATCATGGGCTACCTGCCGGTCATGCTCGGCCAGCCAACGATAAAACTCACCCCTTGCCCCACCTCCCGCGAGGTGTTCTTGGTAGTCCTTGTCGCTAGGGAACTCAACCTGATCGTAAGAGCGGTCATACGCATCAAAAACGTCTTCCGTTGTCGGCGTGTACTCGTCACTCATGACCACGCCCCATAAGCAATTTCAAATTGAGCCATTGCCAACTCAAATTGTCCAGACTCATCAAAGTATTCGGATGCGTCTTCCGAGGTCCAAGCGTTCATTTTCTCTTCCATGTTTTTATCTTAACATTCTGGGAATAATTAAGCAACCTACGTAAAGGCTTTCTATGTAACGGTTTGGTAACGGGCCGGGCACACCTTTCGGTGTTTGTCAAACCCCCTAAATTGCGCTACCCCGAATAACAATCCAAATAAGGGCTTGAATTGTCCGATTAGTCATTCCCGTTTTACGAGCAATAACACTAACCGCCTCAGACATTTCGCGGTATTGCGTTTTATTAGGAGAATCCGAATTGACTAATGCTGCACGCATCATCCAGATATCAATAACAATTGCATCCTCATCGCCTGCAATAGCACGAGCGAATGCATTAGTCTTAGGGCCACGCAATGCGTCAAATCCATTAGTAATAGCTTCATTAGCCATACGGATATTGTTAGGCAAGCCACGGACTTCTAAGCCTAATGAGAATGCAATGGCTTTCGACACGTTGGATGCCCAACGCTCACGAGGTGAGAATGCAGAAACTACACTGGCACCAACCTCTACGCTGACATTTAGGTTCTCTGCCACTTCACGAGCTACGTTCTCAGCATCGTTATACCAAGTGGATGCATCTTCAATCTGTCCGAGGGTAGCACGAGCAACCAAGGCAGAGAATCGGTCGGTGTAGATATCAATCATGAGGTTTTCCCTTTCGTCGTACCCTTAGTCTAATGCATAGAATTAGAAAAAGTCAACCTAAAAAAGAAAGCTGGGATAAAGCTGGGAATCTTCATAAACAGCCTTAAAGACTTGACATTTATGATAGGATGCCCGGCCCCTCACAGGTAATTGGCAGCTAGCTCACAGGCTAATCACAGAGTCAGTTGGGAACGTCATATCCCCATTTGGCTAATTTTTCTTGCATAACGCAAATCTGCCTACGCAATTGCCTAGCACTAACCATTTCGTCTTTATCAGAATTGGCAACTGTCCAATTGATAATGTATTCAAGCATTTCATATTCAGTCATTGATAATTCCTATTCTGGTAATTCATAAGTCTTTAGAAGAAACTCACAAAATTCAATTCGGCTTATAAACCAATCTGTGCTAGGCGTACCATTATCAACAAATGACTTATTTGCAGCGATAATGTTTAGAAGGTCGGCCTGCGTTAGTATAAACTTTTCCATTGTGCTCTCTCTTTCTTTGATTCTGATTTAGCAATAAGGTATGCTGCAAATGCTAAACGGTATAAACAATGCAATTACCAATAACACGATAAACAAATACTTCATGATACTAAATGTCCAAACTCTTCTGGCATATATTTAGCGGCATCAGCATAAGTGACAATACCGTCATACTCATTACAGGTACGACAAATGTATTCCCCTGGGTCTTTGCCACAGTAAATACAAATGGTTTTATCTTCCATTTCTATTCCTTTCTTTATCACTAACATTACCGAGTGGTAACGGTTAGCGCTCCCATTTCCATAAAGGTATCAATAGCAGAGTTTACTGCCCAAGGGTCAACCTCAATGCTGAGGGGCGATGCATTTGCGAACGTTGCAGTGATTTCCATTAGATTTTCTCTTTCTTTTTCGTTTGATTTATTCTAGCACGTACCACCGACATTTAGTCGCGGTAGCCGTAGGTATTCTCTTTGAGGGCAACGAATGCCGAATACGTGTCATTGATAGCACGAGAGACGTTTACCTTGTTTAGATCACCACGGAATGACCAGTGATTGCAGTAGTACTCGTATTTCTGTTCTACTGTCAGGATATTAGCGTTAGCCCATTCCTGCATGTCTTCTGTGAGATTGCTGAAAGCATCTGCCACATCGTCTAGCGTTTTGTTCATTAGATTTCCTCTTCCTTTTCCTCTAGCTTAGCACGGCCCACCGACATTACCTAATCCTAGAGGCATTATTTTGGTAACAGTTTGATAACGGAAAGCTGGGAATAATCTGCGAATATACGTAAAGGTGTCTTAAAGCTACCTGAGAGTTAGCTGAGCGCCCGGCCCATTTCTGTTTTTTGTCAAGGCGACACGCCGCCTCACAGCGGATTTACAGCCTACATACGGGCAAGCAAATCCATTTCATTATCAATATCGATATCGTGCTGTTCTGCACAGCTATCAGACATATTGGTAACAATGCAAGAGTTATTGCAATAGCAACGGAAAGGGACTGCATAAGCCCAACGCTGGATGTTATTCATTATATATATACCTATTCTATTAGATTCTTATTAGTTGTGGATATAAACTACCGTGGTAAACCTACCACGATTTTTACCATCGGACATTATGGATTTAGTTGGATTGCATGAGCAAGCTTTACCATTGTGTCCGATAATGCTGCCAGACTTTACGATATGACGTTCCATGATTTTCTTCTTTCTGTTAGATTCTTTTTTGCTATGTCTATAGCTTAGCATGGCACCAGCCAGATAGCAAGCCCAAGCACCCCCTTTTTGGTAACAGATTTGTAACAAGAAGCTGTGAACAACCTGGGAACTAACTTAAAGGAGTCTTATGCTTACCTGTGAATTACCTGAGCGCCCGGCCAAACTGTGAATATGCTGGGAATATTCTGGGAAAAACTTAACCTTATCGTAAATTTGTATTAATACAAAGCAACCGACCGACCCCTTGCGGGTCGGCTACACCTGGGAGTTGTCTGTGAACTCCCTGTGAGCCTAGCTAACGGCTACCATATATACCGCCGTTCCGCAATTCCCACAGGCACGGATGAAGGTAGGGTACTGGCACTTGGAGCACTTGTATTCTGTCATGATTTCCTCTTCTTGTTAGTATCAGTCTAGTCTATGACCTGCACCTATTGCAAGCCATAGACCCAACTTTATGCTGGGAGTTTGCTGATAGCCTAGGCTACCTTTACCATGCTCCATTTCTCAGCGGTATCGCTGACCAGTCGCACTCGCACGAGTCCATGAGTAGCAGGTACTATCTCAGCGATGGTACCAGTAAAGCCAGACTTAGGCGATACGTATTGCTGACCGATTGTTAGTGTCATGATGTTTCCTATCTGTTAGATTCTTTGTCCTTGTAGTATCAGTATAGTCTGACTAGGGCAGACAGCGCAACTCCTAGAGCAACTTTATGCTGTGAGTTTGCTGATAGCTGCTCGGTGCTGCCATAGGACTAGCGCATAGGCTAAGGTCAGCGGTACCATGATGAGAAAGAATTGCATTACCATGTCTGTATCCTATCTTGCATTACTGGGAAATACCTGTGTGTAACGTAGACGCAGCCTGTGTATTGGCTGAGAGTCGGGTCGGGTCGGGTAGCCTGTAAGTTACCTGAGTGCTGCCTGGGCACTGGCTGGGAGCCTCTCACGCTCCCTTACCGCTATGCCGTTAGATAGTCCATAGCGTCTCGGTATCCCATGATACCCTTGTACTCACCACAGCGACGGCAGATGGTGGATTCTACTGGCATAACGCAGAAGATGCAGACTTGTTGTTCCATGATGTTACTCTTTTCTGTTAGATTCTTTTTTCTTGGCTATGTTCTTTTTTTCTTATAGCTATAGCTTAGCACAGGTTTAGGGCCTCGCACTACCAAAATTGAAAAATAAAATAAAAACCTTTTCTCACTTATGGGGTGGTACCTGTAGTGTGCTCACTAATTAACTGTGAATTTGCTGTGAGTTTACTGTATGGTACAAATCAACAATATTTTCAGATTGTTCCCAAAATAGACTTAGCCAGATATCCGGCTGTCACATCTTGTCACAAATAAATATTTTTTCAGATTTTCAGAAATGTGTATTTTTCCGGGTATCAACAACATCCTCTTGACACAATAGAAAAAGCCCCCATGTGAAATACATGAGGGCTTAATCTATATATCGGGACTGTCTCGTAACCGAGCAAGCGATTATATTTTATTTGGCCTTGTGGTTAGGACAGTCCCAGTCTGAACATTTGCAGATTTTCATCTAGCTATATTTTAGCACTGTATTTTAAAAGTGTCAACATTGCGAGGGTATCAAGAGTGTTACCAATGTCCTATAGGACACTTAGCCTTCTTAAGCGTAGTCTTCAAAGCCATAAAGCACCCACACTTCTTACATCTTGACCCAGTAAAGAAGGGACAGGTCTTACATATTTCAAGCCGGTATTCAGCCAATTCTTTTTCTGATCTAGGCTCTTTAGGATTAAACAAGTCAGTAAACTTAACATCATCACTCATACATCAATCATACACTGTTTCCTTTGACATTTATGCTGAACACTGTCAAAATTATACCAAAAACAGTATAGTTTTGGCATATCTGTTTATCCGTATATGTCAATAGCAACATATCAACAAGGAACAGACTCCTATTGGGCACATCACCCCTTCGGCTAGTCTATTTTTCGCGGTATTGGAGGCATCGCCTCTCTTGATTATTTTCTAACAATCACTCTAGGGGATAACACCTATCTAGCTATCCGGCTATGGGGATAGGGGCTAGTGGGCTATGGGGCTAGTGGGCTAGGGGTTTGTGGATAGCTGTTTGTGGCTATTCATTTGTGGCTATCGTTGAGTATTGTGATACCGCGTTCATTAGAGCGTTAGTGGATAGTGTTTCTCTCTCACGCGAAAACTAAGCCCGAACTTACTCTCCCGCCGAGACAATTCTCTCGAACTTGCCTACTTGTTTAACGAGTGTTTCTCCGTATATCATAAACTAACTGTATACTTATTGTATGTTCGAAGCCAGCTTACCCGCCCTCAATCTCCTAGTCGTTCAACAGGTTTTGGGAATCGCTATCGCCTCGGCATCAGTAATAGGAATCTTGGGTGGAATGATTCGCTGGGTAATCAAGCATTACCTTAAAGATATTAAGCACGAACTCTTGCCAAACAGCGGTAAATCAATGAAAGATCAGATAACAAGGCTCGAAAGAAGGCAAAGCGAAGAAAGAATTCTTCTGGAGAAGAACACAGAGATATTCACTAAAAAGATTGACGACAACAGAATTTCTCTGGAGTCAAAGATTGACCACATGAACGAAGAGAACATGAAGAGGTTTGACAACCTGTATCAGATCATCATCACCAAGCTCTAGATACTATATATTATATAGAAGATATCTAACTAGCTATTAGTATCACTTCTCTCTCAATTATCAATTATACACACTTTTCAAGTGTTGTTGACCACATGAGGATAACGATTCTATAACGATTGAGTTACATGCCTAGATTGTTATGATTCTGTTACAATAGAGTAGCTAGTAGTTAAGGTTTTCTCTCTCAAACCACTTCCTTGACTACTAGCTCCATAGCTTAATAAACCTGGTATTATGTATACATATGAATAATCTATCTAACAATAGAGCGAACAAGGGTTTTGGTTCTCTACCGGCCAACTTGAAGTGGAACGTTGTTAGAGGAGACACTGCTTCTATCCTAGTTCAGTTTTTAGAGAACGATGAAGAGACCTCTTATGATACAGACACATGGACATATATTTCAAGTGCCTATGACCATGAGACAGGAATCACCTACATCCTTGATACTGAAACCATCGGGAGTTCTGTAAAGATTACAGCAGGGCCAGAGACTACTTCTCTATGGGGCACTCGGTTCTTAGATAAGGTTGCAGACCTTTCTTTTGATCTACAGGTAACGATGGACTTCGATGTTGTCTGGACTCCCATTGTCGGCAAAATAAGTGTTATAGGAAACGTTACCCTTTACGACCAGGGTAACAGTTAAGACACGCTCCCCAGTACTGTTGTTCCGAGAAGTTCTCTAGGAGAGGCAAGACTTTTCTTTGCATCTAGGGGCTTACCACTCGTGTTCGTAAAACGAACCTTTTCTCTCTTTCTATCATAAAACCTGATATAATGAGTAAACCATGACTACTGCTATTAAGGGTGCTTCGAGTGAAAGCTTCTCTCTTGGTACCCTGACCGCAAAACTAAAGACTGTTGCAAGCGTTACAAGTTTGGTTGAGCAAGATATCTAGTGGATGTAGTCAAGATTGTCTTGGGCCAAAACGAACAAGTATTTGTTAATGAAGATATTCCTGACCTGCTGGTAAAGATAATACCCGTTACCGTTTCACAGTCATCAATTTCTATAGTCCCTTCACCAGGAAAAACTGGCCCTACAGGACCTTCTGGAGTAGCTGGTCCTTCTGGACCCGCAGGACCCACTGGCCCTGGTGGACCTGCCGGTTCTGGGGCTTCCGATTCTTTTGAATATCTGCAACTGGTTCCACAGGCAACTTGGATAATTCCTGTTCCGCTGGAGTTTAGTCGCACACCCTCTGTCGATGTTTTTTTTCTAAATGGAGAAAAGGTTTTGACAGACATAGTAGCAACAAGCATTTCTGTAACAATAACATTTGCATCACCTGTCGCTGGTAGCGCAGTCCTAACCTAATAGAAAAGAGAAAAATCATGCCCACCAAGATTATGAACGGAGCTGACTTTCAAGGTCAGCGCATCAACGGAGTAGGAGACCCATCACTTCCTACCGACGCGGCCACTAAGCAGTACGTTGATCTTTTTATTAACGGTATTACACTAAAAGACCCAGTACGTGCCGCAACTACAGGACCAATCACTTTGACTGGTGCGCAAACCATTGACGGTGTGTCCATTGTTGCCGGTAACCGCGTGTTGGTACGAAACCAAGTCGCTGCTGCAACTAACGGCATTTATATTGCTGCGGCAGGTGCGTGGTTGCGTTCTGCTGATGCAGATGCTAGTGCAGAAGTTGCTGCTGGACTTACTGTGTTTGTTACAGAAGGTACAACAAACTCTGACCGTCAATTCTCCCTCACCACAGACGGACCTATTGTTCTCGGAACAACCGAGCTTGCTTTCGGTCAGACGGCAACGTCAGGAGTTGTGCTCAGCGCCGGTAACGGTATTTCAACTGCCGGTAACGCTATCACTGTTGTTCCTGCTGCAAGCGGTGGAATTCTTGTTGGAGGCGCTGGTGTTAGCATTGATAACACTTTCTCAGGGCTGGCTCGACGCTTTTCCACCAACGTCGGCAACTCAACGGTTTCAACAATCGTACACAACCTTGGAACGCTAGATGTTCAAGTTATGGTGCGAGAAATTGCAGGCGGCGCGGTAGTCATTCCTGACATTAACATCACAACCATTAACGAACTTACCCTTACGTTTGCCGTTGCTCCTGGTGTCGGCGTACTGCGCGTGACCGTTCTGGGTTAATTGTGGCAAGCAAGATTCTCGGCCCCGTTGCGACTGGACCGAATGACGCTATCCGCAAGTCTGAGTTGGATTCGGCCATTGCTGCCGTACCCATCGGTCAACCAGGTGCAACAGGCCCAGCAGGAATTGTTCGGTCTACTACGGCACCAACGAATACAAGCATTTTGTGGGTAGATACCTCTGAACCAGGTACTGCCCTCATTAGAGTGGTGAGCTTGACGCAAGCGCAGTACAATGCGATTGTGACACCTGACCCGTTCACTCTCTACCTGATCGTTTAGGAGCATCATGGCAATTCTCAAGCAATACAATGAAGCGACTCTCTTGTGGGAGACGGTACAGGTAGGCGTTCCTGGCCCCACTGGTCCTGCTGGCCCTAACTCAACGACTCCTGGGCCTACTGGTCCTGCTGGCCCTGCGGGTCCTGCCTCCGACCCTACGGCGCTTAACGAGTTAACTGCTAGGGTGAGTGTCATCTCTAACTTCGCCTCACCCAACGCGGGCGGCATAATCGTCGGGCAGATTTACGACAACTCATTTCAAGGTGTCTCGACGGGAATTATTGTCGGCGTTGCCAACCGTATTGACTTGGCCCCCTATTACACCTCAAGCACGTTCACTGCCGATCAACTGGGGATAAGAGTGACGACTGTTGCCACTGGCGGGTTAGGGCGAATTCTCGTGTACGGGTCAAACGCTGACGGTTGGCCTGACGCGCTCCTCTTCCAGGGAAGCGTGGACCTCGACATGGGCGGTACAACAGGATTCCGGTTCCATGCAGAAGATTTCACGTTTCAGCGTGGCACGCAGTATTGGGTTGGCATTCACACAAACTCGGTGGCACGCTATGCCGGCATCGCAACCTCGTCGGCGGTGAACTTGGGGCTTACCTCGGGGGACGCTACGAGCTACGCGACCGTCCTGCGTCGCACGTTTGCGTTCGGCTCGCCGGCACCGAGCAGTTGGGCTTACGTCAACTCTGAGCGGGCGTCGAACGCGAACCCTCCGTCAATTCGCCTCCGTGTGAAGAGTCTCCCGTAGGACATAAGAGCTTTCTTAAAACACCTTCAACCTCCTCACGGTCTTTTGCTAAATAAATTAAAAAACAAATACACACGCTCGTACTTCTGATATACTGTTGGTGGAGATAAAATATGGCATTCCCAGGAACTTACAACTTTTCATATTACAGGGGAGATACCCTGGAGTTTCGTGTGTACCCCAAAAATGCTTCTGGTAATAGCTTTAGTCTTACTGGATTTTCTGCGGTATTTACCGTAGCCACCAGTAGAGGAAGCTCTCCTACAACCTCAATACCATGCTTTTCAGAGATATATGTTAACGAAGGATATGTCCTCTGTGCTATTGAGCCAGATGTTGGTTCTAGCCTCATCGCAGGAACCTCATATGTATATGATATCGAAATAAATAACTACAACGTCAACAATCCTTATGACAAGGTTTATACCTTGCTAACTGGAAATGTTGCTGTGACGGACCAGGTTAGCGTTACCGCTGATTCTGGGGGTAGCTAGTGGTAGATGTAAACATCTCCACACAAGACATTACTGTCTTAACAGGTCCAGCAAGGGTTGACCTACAGGTTGGATTTGGTGCAACTGGTGATCGTGGAAGCAGAATGTTTTCTGGTATCGGAGAGCCAGAAATATTTTTTCAAAATGCCGCTTCTCTTTCCGAGGGATACGACCAGACAGATTCACAAACATCATTTGACATTTCTCCTGGAACAAAAGTTTTTAGTATTCGGGTGCCCATCGAAAGTGCAGACCCCCCTGGCGGTACTGGAAAGTACAAAGTTGGAGACAGAGTAAGGATTGTTAGCACTGTATCTCCTGATAATTTTCAGGAAGCATTAATCACTGAACTTGTCTTAAATTCAACAATCACTGTTACCGTAGACAGAACTGTTGGTTCTGGAACCTTTTCTTCTTGGAAATTTTATCTTACCAACATGCCTAGCGGCGGAGAAGACCTAGGCCTTAAACTTTTTGACCTTTATGTAAATGCAGATCAAAGCTCTCTTACATATCTCTACATGAGTCAGTATGTTCCTGGAGATACCGGCCCAGAGTGGCGGGTATTGACCAATGTCTTAGGTTCAACAGGACCCACAGGACCAGAAACAACTATCAGTATTGGCACGGTAACTGCGAGCAACCCTGGTTCAGATGCTAATGCATCAGTCACTGGTCCAGCAGGGAACCAAGAATTAAGTCTGGTTCTTCCTAGAGGAATTATAGGACCCACAGGACCAGATGGAGTATTTCTTGTATCTATAGCAGAGCCAGCGTCTCCCTCTGAGGGCGACACCTGGTTTAACTCTGAGGCTGGAAGGTTCTACGTCTATTACGATGGTTTCTGGGTCGAGATTAGTTCAAACAAGGTTGGTCAAACTGGTAGTGTTGGACCAACAGGACCAACAGGTCCAACAGGACCAACAGGCGCAAATTCCACGGTACAGGGACCAACAGGTCCAACAGGTGCAACACCAACCCTAGTAGCGGCATCCACAACTGTCTCGGGTATTGTACAACTTGCTACCAGTGCTGAAACACTTGCAGGGACTGCTACTTCGAGGGCAGTTACACCTATAGGTTTGGAACCATTGCGTTCACGCTTGACTGCTACCGTTGCAGATTTCACCGCACTGTCTGCACTTAGCACAATAAACAAACTTGCAGGTGATTTGGCATTTGTTGTTGAGGGCGCAGTGTATATGTCGTGGACTGGCACGGTGTGGAGGCAAACAACGACGGCAACTTTTGCGTCAACTGGTGCGCGTGATACGGCGTATGCGAAAGCGGCGGGCGTGTTTCTCGTGGGGGGCGTGCGCGCTTTAGACACAAGTACGGGCGTCGAGTCGCAGCGAAGAGGGTCGTTGTGGGTTTTGCATTACGAGTCTTACGACACACCGCTCACCTTTAATCCCCTGTATTCTTCTATATATCAGCGCGCAGTCCGAAACGATTTTGTTGTGAATCTCAATTTTGTTATTTTGAAGTCATTCAGTTTCAACAACGTTGACGAAATAGGAACCCTAAATGTCGCACTTCGTCCAGTTTCTGGAGTGGTTTTTGGTTTGGCCTATAATACAAATAAACTTTTGCGACCTATAGAACTTGCCCCGAGTGGTCTAATAACTTTGAGAGGCGCTTATAATGATCTTGGATATTTGGGTCAAACCATCTCAATGTCTTATGTTCTCGGCTAAAGATAAAGGCCTTCAGCAAGTGCAACGCCATAAAGCACACAACGCCAATCGAAAGGGGCACTAATGGGCGGTATTCCAAACCCCCCCATTAGCCTCACCATCACACTAACTTAAATGGTATAATCATAGTATGTCAGCCATAGATTTCCCCAATACCCCCACGGTAGACCAGTTATTTTCAGTAGGAAATAGAACCTGGCAGTGGACAGGTCAAGCTTGGGATACCGTTGAACAGGTCGTTGTGGGTCCCACAGGACCAGCATCCACTGTGCCGGGTCCTCCTGGTGCTAGTGGTGCTACTGGTCCAACAGGACCAGCAAATGGTCCAACAGGCCCAACAGGCCCAACAGGCCCAACAGGCCCAACAGGACCAGTCGGTTTAAACGGTATCGTAACATCTGGTACTGCTCCGGTAAACACAGAAATTCTTTGGGCAGACACATCAGAGCCAGGAACAGCTTTAATTCGGGTAGTCAGTCTTACTCAGGCACAATACAACAGCATTTCTACCCCCGACCCACTGACGCTATACATTATCATCTAAGGAAAAACCATGACAGTTCTTAAAAAATATAATTCAGTGTCTGGCTTGTGGCAACCCGTTCAGGTGGGGGTACCAGGCGAAAATTCCACGGTACCGGGGCCAGCAGGCCCAACAGGCCCAGCAGGCCCAACGGGTGCGGCAGGCCCAACGGGTGCGGCAGGCCCAACGGGTGCGGCAGGCCCAACGGGTGCGGCAGGCCCCATATATCCACTAACAGTATCCTTGTCACTTCCCACTGGCGGTAACGACGGAGACGTGTGGATGGTTTATAGCTAATGGCACAATTGGTAAACGTTACCGGCTTTAATGGAACACTAACCTGGAAGCCTTCGATACCTTACGTAAAAGTTGGGGGTATATGGAAAGTTCCAAAGTCTATATGGAGAAAGATATCAGGTGTTTGGTATTCTGGTTTTTTGCAGGGGGGGGTTGAAGATACCACCTTTAACTTCAATACAGGCACAGAAGCAAACAGTGAGGTTAGTGCTATTGCAATCCAGACAGATGGAAAAATAATTCTAGGTGGAAGCTTTACAACCTTTAACGGAACAGTAGCAAACAGAATTGTCAGACTCAACACCGACGGAACAAGAGATACAACATTTGCCACAGGCACAGCAGCAAATTCCTATGTTGGTGCCATTGCAATCCAGACAGATGGAAAAATAGTTATAGTTGGAAGCTTTACAGCCTTTAACGGAACAGTAGCAAACAGAATTGTCAGACTCAACACCAACGGAACAATAGATACAACATTTAACACAGGCACAGGAGCAAGCAATTTTATTATTGCTATTGCAGTTCAGACAGATGGAAAAATAGTTATAGGTGGAAGGTTTACAGCCTTTAACGGAACACCAGCAAATGGAATTGCTAGACTCAACACCAACGGAACAATAGATACAACATTTAACACAGGCACAGGCTCAAACGATGGTGTCCAGACAATAGCCATTCAGACAGATGGAAAAATAATTCTAGGTGGAAGCTTTACAGCCTTTAACGGAACAGTAGCAAACAGAATTGTCAGACTCAACACCAACGGAACAATAGATACAACATTTAACACAGGCACAGGATTCAGTGCTGTTGAATTCGGTGCTTTTGCTAGTGAGATTGCAATCCAGACAGATGGAAAAATAGTTGTAGCTGGAAACTTTACAACCTTTAACGGAGCAGTAGCAAACACAATTGTCAGACTCAACACCAATGGAACAAGAGATACAACATTTGCCACAAACACAGGATTAGGTTTTGGTGACTTCGGTTCTTATGCTAGTGCTATTGCAATCCAGACAGATGGAAAAATAATTCTAGGTGGAAGCTTTACAGACTTTAACGGAACACCAGCAAATGGAATTGCTAGACTCAACACCAACGGAACAATAGACACAAACCTTGGCTTAGGAGTAAACGAAGAATTCTTTGGTATTTTTGTCATAGCCATACAAACAGATGGAAAAATAATTCTAGGTGGAAGCTTTACGGGTTTTAGCGGAATACTAGCAAATCGAATCGTTAGGGTTGGAGGAGATATAAGAACATGATAGGAGAAAATGTGATCGAATGTCCAGCATGTGCGGGACCACCCGAAGGCAGAGCATCTTGTGCCACTTGTGGCGGCATTATGGAAGTAACTCAAGCAATGCATGATGATTTTGTCATAAAACGAGACAAGGCAGACAGCTTTAACGAGTTTATTTTCGGGGTAGAACAAACAATTAGAACAGCGACATATAGCAGTGTCATCATCGTTACTGTTGATGATGTAGCTTTGACACATACCCCGGAATAAAATGTTCTGCGGTCTAGCAATCAACAATCAAACCCAAAACATAGTCAAATCCGTGGTAAAATGTTTATGTAGGTGTGCAATGATTACACTTTGCAAAGCAGAATGTGCAAAGCTTGCACCAATTAGAATTGGAAGTGATTAATATGTCTGGATGGTATCCAAATAACTCTAGAGTCTGGGACAACGGATTCGGAGCAAGTCGTAATGGCAATACAATCAAGGGTGTTGTCATTCATCACGTAGCAGGGACCAATGGTCTTTCATACGTTGCAAACAAAAACTCAAGAAATTCACATCCCACATACCACATTGCTACAAGCGGTGCGGTAACAGGAATAGTCAATCCTGAGCGTAGGCCATTTTCTACTGCAAATACCGTTGATCTTCAAGCTGTAACGTTTGAGATTGACAACTCTTCTGCTGGAGGAACCTGGCCGGTATCTGATGAGGCCATAGAGTCCCTCATCAATGTTATTGTATGGCACGCAAGCCACTCCCCCCGAGCAGGTAAGGGAATGGCAAGAAACATTCCTGGTCAAACACAAGAAGAGTTCTTCATTGCTTGGCACTCACAGTATGCAGCAACAGCGTGCCCAGGACCACACATTATGTCTTTGATGGACTACATTGTGTCAGAGAGCACTAAGAGGGCAGCGGGAACTCCGTCAACAGCCCCAGCCCCAGCACCAGCAGCACCAGCAGCGGCCCCCGCACAGGCAGCACCAGCCACTAGTGTTGATGCGCTTGCTAGAGAGGTTCTTGCTGGACAATGGGGAACAGGTCCTACCAGGGTGTCTAGGCTAGGAGCCGCAGGACACGATGCTAGGGCTGTTCAGGCTAGGGTCAACCAGATTCTTTCTGGAAAGGCTCCAGCCCCATCAGCACCTGCAAGACCAGCACAGAACAACTCAGTTGATGTGATTGCCAGAGAAGTTATTGATGGTAAGTGGGGTAATGGTGCAGTAAGGATTTCTAGGCTTAAAAGGGCTAGGCATGACGTTAGGGCAGTGCAAGCGGCTGTGAACGCAATCCTTGCTGGTGGTTCTCCAGCACCCGCTACTGCTCCGGCACAAAGTAACTCTGTAGATAGAGTTGCCAGAGAGGTTATCGACGGCAAGTGGGGCAATGGTCCAACAAGGGTCAGTAAGCTCGGAGCAGCAGGATACGATGTTCGAGCAGTGCAGTCAAGAGTTAATGCAATTCTTGCCGGTAGATAACTAAATATTTAATCGGGGTCGGCTAAAATACTCTAGTCGGCCCCTTTGTCATAAACAAAACATGATATCATAGTTATATGGCAACAAGAATTTTACTTCGAAGAGGCTTTGCTGCGGATTGGCAAACAGCAAATCCAATTTTGTCTTATGGCGAAGTTGGTATTGAAATAGATCAAAAAAAGTTTAGGATTGGCGACGGTACTACGGCGTGGAATGCCCTTTCGTATTATCAAGATACCGGCTCTATTCTTGGTGACGTAGGAGAAGACTACAACACCCTAAAAAAGATTGCTGACTACGTTGACGGAAAGATTTTGCCATTGGGAGGTGCCGATGGCCAAGCCCTTGTGGTAGAGATTGACGGTGAGAGTCGCAATGTGGTGTGGTCGGCGTTGTCCTTTAGTGGGCTGTCAGATGTAAACTTGACGGCTCCCCCACAGGGGAATATTGACAGAAACACAATAGAGTATGACAACGCTGCCAGTAAGTGGATTAATAGAAAGACTCCTCGAATATATGTTCAAGAGTTAGCGCCAACAGATGCCAGGGAGGGCGATCTTTGGATTTTTTAGGTCCACTCTGGACACAAATCCATATCGCCAATAGCTAATGACTCAGTTTCAGGGAAACGCGGTAGACGGAGACTTTCTCTTTGTAGACTTAAGCTATAGCCAGTCAGGCAATTCTTCTACAATTTCTTACGCACTCTATTGGGCTTTTAGAAGCCCATCTCCGTTAGATAGAGACCTTGACGCAGGAAGTTTTTCTATCGGTGGAGTTGGACTTTACTCAAACGCTAACCCATACAACTATACTGGAAACTTTACTTCTAGAAACGTTCTTTTGGCAAACGGCTCTCGATCTTATGGGCATGATGGAAATGGAAATCTTTCCGTAAATGTTTCTGGTTCGGTAAAGCCGTGGCAGAATCCAGCATCATCTTTTTCAGCAACATATTCTCTTCCGAGAATCACCAGGCCTCCCTCTCAGCCAGGAACCCCATCGGCAACAGCATTAGGCTCTCTTCCAGAGGGCAGGGTTTCTGTTTCTTGGGGAGCACCGGCAGACAATGGTGGATTGGGTATTGATGGATACAACGTATTTGCAAATGGTGGACTTGCTCAGCAAACAGGAAATACTACAAGTACAACCTTGACGTACACTCCAGGAACCAGTTTGTCTTTTTTTGTTCAGGCCAGAAACGCCGCAGGAACAAGCTCCTCATCTGGTACTTCAAATCCGGTTAAAGCAAATGGGAATCCCGCAGTTACCAGCATGGCATCGGCATCAACAGGAACAGTAAATAAAAACTCTGTAAATCTTTCGTGGAACGCCGCCGACCCAAGAGTAGGAAGCATTGTGGGGTATTACGTTTTTAGAAGCGGTAGCCTGGTTTCAACAGTTGGAAACACCACAAGCCTTGTCCTTAACGATTCAACAGCAAACCCTGATCTACCTCCAAATACAAGTTTGTCGTTTTCTGTTGCTGCTCGTAATCAGTTTTCAGATGCAAACTCTACACACGCTGGCCTCTCTAATGCCTTACCGGCAACCTCATCGGCAACCTCATCGGGGCCACCAGGAGCACCCACATGGCCAGCGTCAGGTGCTGTCCAAAACACAAGTGACAGTGGCACTGTACCCGCCAACTCTTTGAGGATAAGCTGGGTAGCCCCCTCAAGCTTCGGAAACCCCGCCACAATCTCTAGCTACACAGTTTTTTGGTACAGACTTTCGCAACCCGCCACTGTCTTTTCAGCAACGGTACCGGGAACTACGTACACCACTCCAGCAAACTTAACCGCAGGTGTAGATTATCGAATTTACGTCAACGCAAGAAACACCCTTTCGGGAGGGGCAGATGGAATCGGTCCGAACTCTACAGAGCAAACAAAGCAGTCTATCTCTCCAGCGGAATGGGCAGACAACTCTTTAAATCCAACCGTTAGAGTTGGGGTCCCCTACTCTGATGGAGTCTCAGCAACCTTTCCAGCGACATATGTTGTGCTACCCAACAACAGCGCTTTGCCTCCAGGAATTGTGCATGCAAGCGGTGTCCTGTCTGGAACACCAACAACTCAGGGAAGCTACTCTTTTTCGATACAGGCAACGATCACAGAAAACCCAACACCAATAGCCCAAAGCTTTAGCTTGTACGTTTTGCCAGGAGCCAGGAGACGGCAGCTAGAATCACAAGTTCCCGTACAAAACATAAGGAGGCTTGCCTCTGGAGTTTGGGTAGAGGTTGGAACTGAAAATGTTGTATCTGGTTCCCCCATGGGAGCAAACCGGCCAATAGGAATGCACAGGTGGAATGGAAGCTCCTGGGTTAGCACTACAACACTTTGAGCATGATAGAATTGCTATATGTCTACTAAGTCTAATCTTTATGCAGAAAAGGTTTTTGCAGAACAGCCACTTGCACTTTGGACATTAGACGATAGGTGTGACTACGTATCTTTGATACCCGAATCTTCTAGAAATGTATTTTTGTGGACAGTGGAATCTGGAACAGTATCTGCTGCATCAGTCTCTGGAGGATATCTTCCAATTACAGAATCTTTGGAGCGCTCTGCCACAATTTCGGGTATTACAAGGTTGCGGTCTCCAATAATCCTGGCAGACTCTTTAGACCAGTCAAAAAGCTCTGTTGCCGTATCTATACATGCCAAGCAGGTTTCAGGAAACATTAGCTCAATCACGCTAGGAATTAAGACTGAAAGCGATCATCAGTCTCACGAATTTAAGAAGGTGTCAAGCGGTGAGTGGACATACCTTTCTAAAACGCTTCCTAGACCCACAGGCAATTTTTCTGTATTTTTAGAAATATCTACATCGGCACCATCTCAGGTTTCTTTTAATGGGCTAACGGTTGGTCAATGGTCAGAAGAGTTTTCATTCTCTTCATTGGGAGTATCTCCGTCTCCAATTCTACAAAATCCTGCGGTATCTGGAACTCACGGAATACCTATGAATCCATACGGACTATCTTCTAATGATGCCTATGTCATAAAAGAGGAAAACAAGTTACTCGCCAGGCAGTCTGGCCTTCCTCTGACGTATGGAACAGCATCTTCTCTAGCGTTGCTTCCATCAGAGTCGTCAGGCCCTTCAATGATCGTTCCTGGTGTTGGATTTATGAATGAGAATGGAGAAACCTCTACCTATACCCTGGAATTCTGGTCAAGGATTCATGCTGGCTCCTCGAAAAAGAGAAGGATTGCAGGACCAATATCTTCATTGGACGGCATATACGTAGATGGTCCATTTATCGGCATCCAGTCCCAGGGTCAAGAATCTTTTCATTATGTTGGTGAGTGGTATAGGCCGATGCTTATTCAAATGATAGCGTCTGAGGATTACGTGTCTCTCCTGGTAAATGGAGAACAGGTCTGCAATATGGTATTGAAAGCGGCAGGGTATCCAGATAGACTAAACTCTGCTCAACAGACTCAGGACTGGATTGGATTTTACTGTTATCCAGATATAGAGAAAATAGAAGTAGAGTGTGTAGCAATATACCCTTATGCCGTTCCGCCAGTGGTAGCAAAAAGAAGATTTGCCTATGGTCAAGCTGTAGATAACGCAGACACTATTGATTCGTCCTACAATGGTTCTTCCATTTATATAGATGCAAAGCTTGCACAGCACTCAAACACCTATTCTTATCCAGATATTGGATTATGGAATCAGGGTGTGGTAGAAAATCTATCCCCGACTGCTAGCGTCCTCTCTTCTCCAAAACACAGGCTTCCAGTTGCATCTTTTCTTAATGCACAAGCTTCTTCTTGGGAGTCTGACCTTAAAGAAATGTCTCTTTCTACTGGAGCCACTATATCCCTAAAGCCAAACCTGGGGTGGTCAGAAATAGGGGGTCATCTGTTTTTTGAAAATTTGTCCTTCGCAACAGACCGTCTTCGCGCAGTGTACGGGGTTTTTCAAGCAAGCCTGACACAAGACAACAGCAAGACATACTGTCTGCTAAGAATTGTTGATAGAACAAATAAGGACTATTTTTCTGTAGAGCTAGATGCAGGACAGGTTACTTATTTTTTCAAATACGGGAGCGCACTGCCAGAAGAAGTTTTCAGAATTGGTGCCGACAGCCAGGGCGTTGCCGAGACCATAAGACCAGGAGAGGTTTTTTCTGCTGGATTAGATATTGCTAGCTTTTCTAATTCATTTGGTGGAAGCCTATCTGCATTTTTTGGAAACCCGTCCAGGCTATCGCTCTATGTGGGGGGTACCGCAGAATACACAAAAACCTTTGGAGGCTTTATCCACAAGGTTGGATTTTGTAGCAACAGAAACTTTTTAGAGGCTGCTGAGTTTTTCTCTTCAAATGGGACAGTTCCAGTTATCTATGACGGAGGAATTCAGCCAGTCCAGCCAGTCCCACCGCCAGAGGGGGTGCCCCTCATAGTTGACCCAGATTTTATTGACCCCCCATTGGATGGAGGATTTGCAAGCTCCGAGTACGAGGGTACCATTGTTGACCACGTAGCAACTTATACCCTGTTCGGAAGCGGACAGACCTCCGCCTTTGACGTTGCAACAGACTCTTACTGGGAAGATTATATTCCTCTGTCTAGGTTAGCGAAGAGAGTTGTAAACTCCTTTGGCAAGACAGAGGCATCCCTCGGATTTGTTCAGTTCAACATAGATTATCCGAGAGCAGAGATTACTGTTGGACAGAATATAGATACAACAAAAGAGATTGTAAAGTCTTACGTTTCTTTTCAATACATCTCTGAGGGGTCAAACAAAAGTCCTTTACAGTTTTTCAGCAAGTCTCCAGCAAAGATGAACGGCTTAGTTGTACCAGACTTAGATTGGACAACAAAGAAGTATGAGGTGCTTGACGGTGATGTTATTCTTCCGCCCCAGGGCATAGACATTAGACAGCTTTCTATAAATGTTCACATTGAGATGAAATCTCCATCTATGCAAACAAAGCCAGTTCGGATACGCGCAATGTCTTTAGTTTCTAGAGCTTTTGGTTCAGATGCCCCTGGAAAAATCGGTACGAAATTTAGTAAAGAAATTTTTCCATACACCAAATACGGCAACTACAACATGTACAGTTCCGTCGTTCCTTTTTCAACGTACAAAGACTCAAGTCCACACCTCTACTTAACAAATAGTTCTGGGATAAGAATTGTGGGAAGCGGTACAAACGGCTCTCAGGGAATTTTTATACCAGTAAACAATGAAAATGCACCAAATTTTCTTGTGTCTTCCATTTCTTTTTCTATGAATAGTGAACGAGAGCCTTTTTCTGAGGAAGAAAAAAAGATTGCAGAAATAGAGTCTAACGACAACACGGTAGAAATATACGTGGTTAAGGAAAGCTCTTTGTCAGATCGTGGAAGAATTTTTGCGAGAAGAAAGCCAGGACTGTCAGACCCCTCGAACACAGTTTACAACCTTAATGGAATAGTCTTTTTTATCAATGGAGTTCCGACAGCCACTCCTTATGTATCGATGGGGCAGTGGAACCGCATTGGTATGGCGTTTGATAAGACGCTGAACTTTTCTGAAAACTCTGGAGGAATTAGACTAGTTGGGAAGCAACTGTTTGGGGGAATATCTTATTATCGACAGTCTGACTTCAACAGAAGATTAGAGGTTGCTTCTGGAGTGAATAGTCAAATGTCAGAAGTTTTTTCTTTGGCGACTGCTGAGGTTGTGCCCATCTCGCACTTTTATTGGGGGCCGAGCAAGGGTACTGGAACCTCAAGATTTTTTGGGCCAAACCCGTCAGAGATTTATGGTTCATATACGGGAACTGATAGGCTTGTTGTTGGTGACGATGAGCCATTAGTATTTGGAAATTACTTTTATGCTATATATAAAGACCTGGCAGTGCAATCAATAACCATATCTCCGGTCTAATATGGTATACTTGTGGTTATGAAACAACAAAAACCTCGATTCCCTGGTCAAATTGGTGACACAAAAGTAAACGTAATCCCCAAAATGTACGATTGGGGAGTGTACTACTGGAAGCTTCCTAACGGAAGAAAATTTTCAGACGGAAGCGGGAACTTTCTTACAATTGCGTCAGACAAGGGCGACCTTGCAAAGATTCAGCAGTTGCAAGATGCGGCGGCACATTACGGAAGGCCAGACGGCACTGCGGTATTTGAGGCTGGTGCAAGAAAGATCACCGACGAAGAGCACTCCGAACAGATTGATCGTCTAAAGCAGGGAATGATTCCCAGCCTTAATGACTTGGGTGCCATTCACGCAGCACAGCAAACGTTTAGGGCTTACGGGGACAACGACTAATGAATGAATATGTCGTCCCCGCTAGCATTGACGAAGCGATAGAAGCTGATGAAACGTTCAACAGGCAAGACCCATTCAACAAGACATGGGATGACGTAAAATCTTATTCTGGTATGGAAAAAAACTTTAAGCGTCGGGCAGACCGAATGAAAAAGTTTGACCAGTCACCACAATACCTAGATTCTGCAATGGCTAACAGTTCAGGAATAAAGGGGGCACAGTCAAAAGAAATTAACCCAGGCACTGTTTATCGAAACGGTTACGGAATGTTTGACGTTATTACGCCGCCCTGGAATATGTATCAGCTAGCAAACTTCTACGACACCTCTTTTGCAAATCATGCTGCAATTGATGCAAAGGTTGCTAACATTGTCGGTCTCGGATATTCCATTCAGAATTCAAGCAGAGCACAGCTTGCCATTGAAAACTCCACAAACGGAACAGCCACAGACAAGGCAAGAAAAAGACTTGAGCGTTCCAGGGTCGAGCTTGAAGAGTGGCTAGAAAGCCTCAATAGCGATGACTCGTTTACGCAAACACTATCTAAGTTTTATACAGATGTTCAGGCAACGGGCAACGGATACTTGGAGGTTGGTCGCACAGTCAATGGAGACATTGGATATGTGGGTCACATTCCGGCTACCACCGTAAGGGTACGTAGGCTAAGAGACGGCTTCGTTCAGATTATTGGAAGCAAGGTTGTGTACTTTAGAAATTTTGGGGCATCTAACCAAAATCAAATTACAGAAGACACTAGGCCAAACGAGATAATCCACTACAAGGAGTATTCACCACTTAATACCTTTTATGGTGTACCAGACATAATGTCTGCAATATCTTCATTGCAAGGTGACCAGTTGGCCTCACAGTACAACATTGATTATTTTGCAAATAAGGGTGTTCCCAGGTATATCATAACTCTTAAGGGTGCAAAGCTTTCCCCTGATGCAGAGGATAAGATGTTCAGATTCTTGCAGACTAGCCTTCGTGGTCAGTCTCACAGAACTCTTTATATTCCGTTACCCGGAGATTCTGACACCAACAAGGTTGAGTTTAAGATGGAGGCCGTAGAAAACGGGGTACAGGAAGCCTCATTCAAAGAGTACAGAAAAGAAAACAGAGATGACATTCTTATCGCTCACCAGGTGCCCCTATCAAAGATTGGTGGAGGAGATTCCTCTGCAATCGCAGCTTCTATAGCACAAGACAGAACCTTTAAAGAGCAGGTATCAAGGCCAGCACAGAGAAACCTAGAGAAGTCTATTAACAAGATCGTTCACGAAAAGACAGACATGCTTGACTTCAAGCTTAATGAGTTGACTCTAACTGATGAAAACGTTGAGTCTCAGATTGTTGAGAGATACGTCAAGACTCAGGTGATGACAATTAACGAGGCACGAGACAAGATCAACCTCCCCCCACGAGACGACGGAGACAAGGCATTTGAAATGTCTTCTAGGCAGGCTACGGACATGAGAGCAAACGTTGCACAGAACAGACAGAGAGATTCTGAAAGAGCAAACGAGCAGTCTGACGGAACAGCAACAGTGTCTGGGAGAAACGCCCAGGGAGAGGGACGTTCTTCTTCATAACGTTTTTATAACTTTATGAAAAAAGATGCTATAATTGGCTTAGTATGACTATTGAGAAAGCTCTATGGAGCGCCGATGGGGAAAACATTCGCATGTCTATGCCACTTACCAAAGTGGATATAGAGCGAAGAATCGTTTCTGGATTCGCTACCCTGGATAACGTGGACAGGCAGAACGACATTGTTAGCACAGAAGCTAGCGTAAAAGCATTTTCACGATTCAAAGGAAACATCAGGGAAATGCACCAGCCCATTGCTGTGGGAAAGCTTGTATCGTTTAAGCAAGACAGATACTTCGATGCAGATACCAAAAAGTTTTACTCTGGGGTATTTGTTTCTGCTTATGTTTCAAAGGGCGCACAGGACACCTGGGAAAAGGTTCTCGATGGGACATACACAGGATTTTCAATTGGCGGGGTAATGAAAGAATGGGATGACGCTTTTGATGAAAATGCAGAGTCTCCCATTAGAGTAATTAAAGATTACGACCTCTATGAGTTATCTCTTGTTGATAGCCCAGCCAATCAGTTTGCCAGCATCGTTTCTATCGAAAAAGTAAACGGTGTTGATGTTTTAAAGGGTGAGGTCACAGAGACCGTTCTAGAAAATGTTTTCTGGGATGAGCAGTCTGGCCTTGTTCTTTTGTCAGAAGAAGATGCCGTTATCAGTCCTGCTTCGGACATGCCAATGAAAAACATTGGGTTTGTTGAGAAGTCTGATTCGGCAAAAGCTGACATGATTAAGTTCTTAGTGGATGATGCTAAAGGCATTACAGCTTCTAAGATTAATAAGGAGGTAAGTCTTATGACAGAAAATGATGTAGCAGAAACTGCTATCGAAAAGTCAGAGGTTGCTCCAGAGGCAGAGACCGTCGCAGAAGATGTTGTAGCAGAGGTTGCAGCAGAAGAAGTGGTGGAATCTGAGGTAGTAGAGGAAGAGAACATTGAGAAGTCAGTGGACGAATCTCCTGTTGAAGATACTGTTGCTCCTGTAGAAGAGATTGCTAAGTCAGTCTCCGAAGAAGCAACAGAAATCAAAGACGCTATTACATCAGCCTTTAGCGACCTAACCGAAATCGTAAAGTCTCTTCACGAGCAGATTTCAGAAATGCAAAAATCAATTGGTGTAACAAATGAGGCTGTTGCCGCAGTCAAGTCAGAAGTTGATAGCACCAAGCAAGAGTTTGGAAAGAGTATGGACAAAGTAATTAAAGATACTGCTTTCCGTAAATCTGGCGACTTAGGCGAAGTTGTTCAGGAGCAACCAGAACTGGTTGAGAAATCCCTATGGGGCGGCCGTTTCCTCAAAACTGCCGACTTGTTTAAGTAGCAAATAAAAATCACTTAGGAGGTGACAAAAATGTCAGAAGATATTAAGAAAAATCAACCAGGTGAATCCGGGGAACTCGGAGGAACTGCACCAGGCCTATATCAGGGTCAGGGAGCATTCGCATCTGGTGGCGTTGGCGGAGTAACTGACCCAGGTGCAGACGTACTTGGCAATATCCCCAATGCAGAATTTGGCGTTACAGATGGTCGCAACGGCGTAAACCCCTCGGGTGCCGCTGGCGGCGGAATTCTTCGTCCAGAGCAAGCAAGACGTTTTATTGATTACGTATGGGATGCAACGACTCTTGCACAAGACGGTCGCCGCGTAACAATGCGTGCCAACTCAATGGAGCTAGAGAAGGTCAACGTTGGTGAGCGCGTAATTCGTGCCGCTGCTCAGGCAGACGGTCGTTACACGAACACTGGTGCGACATTCACCAAGGTAGAGCTAACTACTCGCAAGATTCGTCTTGACTGGGAAGTTTCTGCTGAGGGTCTAGAAGACAACATTGAGGGAGGTGCCCTAGAAGACCACTTGGTTCGTCTAATGACAAATGCTTTTGCAAATGACATTGAGGACCTCGCCATTAACGGTGACGGTACAACAGGAAACTTCCTTAGCATCATGGATGGATTCATTAACAGAGAGAAGTCAAACGGTGACGCGCACGAGGCTGTCGTAACAGTGGCCAACAATGCATGGACACCATCTGTTATGCAGGAAATCATCTATGCTCTGCCTCGCAAGTACCGTGCCCTTAAGAACGGACTCAAGTTCTATGCAGGAACCGACGCATTCGCAGGAATCGTTGCCCAGAATGGAACACTTGCTGATGCAGTTGCAGAAGCGTTTGCTGGTCAGGTACCAGGAAGCACCGCTGCTAACCGTCAGAACTACCTTGATGGTGTTGGTCAGACATTTGGTGGCGCTCGCACCACTCGTGTCCTCGGCATCGAAGTACAAGAAGTTCCATACTACCCAGAGGGCTTTGTTGACCTAACATTCCCAACGAACCGTATTTGGGGCTTCCAGCGAGACATTACTGTGAACCGCGAATATGTGGCCAAGAAGGACACAATCGAGTACACCGTATTTGTTCGCTTCGGTCTCCAGTGGGAGGAAGAGGACGCAATTGCGTTCGCAGACTCCGACGCACTGGATTCATAACTAAATACGATTGAAGCTTTGGGGGTAGGAGCCTTTGTGCTCCTGCCCTCTTTGCTTTTTAATCTGATATAATATAAAACTAGGAGGATTTTTATGTCAACAGAACTAAACGAACCTGGTGTGGTAGAGCCAGAAGCTTTAACAAATGAAGCGACGACAGAGGCAAGCCCCTCTGTGGAGAATGTAGACCATCAGGGTGACGGAGACATTAAAATCTCCAAGCCCAACACCATGCCGGTAGCAGACGAGGAAAAAGTTATTGGCTCTTCGGGCACAACCAAAAAGGGTGGAAAAAAGGCTAGTGGCGCACTTACTGTAAAGGGTGGAGTCGTTGGCTCAAGTGCAGCCGAGGCAAAGCCAAAGGCAGTGAAAAAGGTTGCTACCAAGGAAAGCGACAAGGTTGCTATCTTTTCTACAAGAAGCGTTCGGTGGCCAAATGTCGGCAACGTCGTAAAGGGGTACAACATCGTATCTTTGGCGGCATCAGAAAAGTGGCTAGCAAGAGACCACGTAAGAGAAGCCACTCCAGAAGAAGTAGCAAGAGAGTACGGTCAGTAAGAGCATGGAACTACTGAGGGTTTCACCATTTCCAATTCAGCTTCCCATCACTGTAGAGTCTACAGGAATAGAGTACGAAGTTTCTGTCTTGGACTTGGTGGACTACTCAGTATCAACGCAGATAGTTGTTGCAGAAACAGGCCTCATTGCGCTTGTAGCCCTGCCTTCTGACAGAGACGGAAACTACACCGTGTCTTGGGGTAATGGGGAGGAAGACGTTTCTGTCATTAGGCCATACGTTGATGCAAATACAAAGGCAACTACAGCATCTGAAATTGCTGACTACAAGAAGCACGAGCAAATAGCCAGGGCAATTATCGACTCTGTCGTAACCTCTGGCTTCTACTACAGGAAGCATATTCTTCAAACTTCTGGCCAAGGCTCTGATTACATTCCACTCTGGGTAAATGCTAGAAAGATTTTTTCGGTATCTGAAAACAACAAGACCATTTATGATGTTGATAGCACAGAAGAATACCCTCGCAAATTTGAAATAGTAAAGAATAGAACAGCCATTGCAGAATCTTATGCTGGCGGAATAAATAGGATTGAGGGAGCGCCTTTGATTCTTCCTTTTGCACCAAGCGATAGCCTAGACCTATCTTACAGTTATAGGGGCTTCCCCAACACATTTGACTACACGTTTGTCCTCGGTGTGGGATATAAGACCTTGCCAACAGACCTAGTTCTTGCGGCAGAAATGCTGATCGATGACCTCATGTGCGGAAAGCTTGAGTATTTTAAGCGGTACGTATCAAGCTATGACACAGATCAGTTCAGTATAAAGCTTAATGACAAGATTGCTTTCGAAGGAACCGGAAACATTCTCGTTGACAAGATTCTTTCAAACTACACAAACTCTATAACAACACTAGGAGTATTGTAGGATGTTATGCGAAGCTACAGACTTTACGTTCCCCATGCTGGCAGATATCTATTACCCCATCGTTGAGCAGGGAGCTTACGGAAACGTTTCCAAGGTTTGGATGCATGACAAGTCAATTGCTTGTAATTTTCAGCCAGAGGCGAAGACAAGCCAGGTAGATGTAAGAACAAACATTGATGTATCTTACAAATTAGTTTTAACAGGAAGAACAAGAAAAGACTTAAGGATTGCAACCTCTGGCGAAGACTTTGCAGTTACTAATGTTTTAATTTCTAACATCAGAGATACCTCTGGAAACATAATATACAAAGAGACTGCTGGTGTAAGGTCGGGCATGGGTACGCTGTTCGAGATTTCTTCTAGTCAGCCTTTTGTCAACGCCTTTGGATATGTAGAGTTTTTTAAGGTAACTCTGTCACGCTCAGAAAATCAGGGGGCAGACGTATGATAGGCGTAAAGTTTGATGACAGGGCTTTTATGTCTGAGATGAACAACATTGTTGAGTATGCCGCTGGATTCCTTGAGGGTGCCAGGTCTGGAAAAAGAAAGTTTTTGGACAACGTAGGAGCGGGCGCGGTAGAAGAGCTAAAGCAGTTCATTGATGTGAATGCAAGAATGGACCCCACTGCACTCCATCACGTATACGAGTGGTCTCAAACAGGAGGCTCTGAGGGTAGGCTGTTTGACATTCACCACACGGTCAGCAACCTTGGATTATCACTCAAGTCAGAGTTTTTACAGTCTCAGTCAGTGCGCGCAGGGTCAAAAGAGCCTTTTACAGACAAGGCATCCATTATGGAGTCTGGAATGACTGTAACGATTTCGCCAAAGAATTCTAGCGTGCTTGCCTTTGATGTTGACGGAGAAACCGTCTTTACTCCAAACGACATAACGGTAGAGAATCCAGGTGGCGATGCTGTTCAGGGTTCATACGAAAGAGTGTTCGACCTATTCATGAACAAGTATTTCTCACAGGCGTTTTTGCTTGCTAGCGGAATATCATCCAGGATACAGAATCCAATAGCATTTAAGAATGATCTTAAGGCAGGTTCCAGGGGCGGAAGGTCTGTAGGAGTGTCTACTGGATTCCGGTGGATTGCAAATGCGGGGGTAACGTAATGTCTGCTATATCTTATGCACCAATACTCATCAATGAGTACATTTCTGAAAAGGTAACAGAGAGACTGTCTGAGCACTTCTCTGAAAGCATGAAGATATTCACCAGCCTTCCAACAGACATAAACTCTTTATCGGAAAGCTTTCCTGCTGCCGCTAGCGATGTGTTTGCCAGTTATGACAGAATGATTAAGTTTAGGCGCACACCGTTTCCTCACATAAAAACAGAGCAGGTAATGTATTACTTGTACAAGATGAACTCAGACCCAGAGGCTCTGATTGAGGCTACACAGGTCATTGCAGACCTGTTAGACAGGGGAGACGAGTCTGCACAAGAGCTAAATTCCTGGGTAGCAGGCAAATCCGTTAACGGAATAATTACATTTGGAACGGGCACACTGGCAAGAAACTTTAAGCCAGTATTCTTTCACGAAACAAGAATCTTTCAACTAGAAGAAGCCAGAGACGTAAAGACAAGCTATACCACAAGAAGCTATATGGCATCAAAGATGATTATCGATTACAAGTACCACACCAGAAATTATCTTTAGTATCAAATGGTTGGTATAATGATAAATGAGGAAACGCGCCCCAATTCTATACAGAAAAATGAGGTGAAACAAAATGGCTTATTCAAGAGGTTCAAGCGCCAACATTATCGTTGGTGCCGCCGCTCTCTTCACATTTGAGGATGGGCAGCTTGATGATGGAGAGTTACCGGCATATGCAGATGGTGTCTCGTACAGAGAGACCCTTTCTTCGGATGCTAACAGTGGCTCTTTCCGTAACGTGGGTTACACCATGAACGGACTAGAAATTCAGTTCCAGCCTGACTTCGGTGAGGTTCAGGTTGACCAGATTCTTGACGTTGCAAAGCTGTACAAGCAGGGTATGCAGGTTAACCTGAACACTGCTTTTGCTGAGTCAACGCTAGAGAATCTTCTGTTTGCAATTGCCGGAAATGCTGGTGACCTAGTTACCGGATCAACCGAAAATACTCTAAACCTTACGGCTGGAGATATTGGTGAGTGCCCCGTAGAACGTGGACTTGTTGCTGTTGGACCAGGTACAGGCGACTGTGCCCCAGTAGAGGCAATCGAGCGCATCTATGTTGCTTACCGTGCGCTTTCAATTGAGAGCGTTACAGTATCTGCAAAGCGTGACGAAGCAACCATGTTCGAGGTATCGTTCCGTCTGCTTCCAAACGACCAAGGTTCGTATGGAAAGATTGTAGACCGTACCATCCCAGCGGGTTCGTAATACAAAGCCCGCTAAACTTGACTGCTCAGACTTCGGTCTGGGCAGTTTTGTTTTTGCTACACTTAGTGTATGGCTATAGAAATATACAAAGAAGAAGAAGTTTTTTTGGTAGACGGAACATCTATGATACTGGCTCCACTCAAGATTGTTTATCTTAAAAGAGTTATGGACAGGTTCAGCCTTTTGTCCGAGTCTTCGAGGGAGATGGATAAGACAGAGGTTCTTGTCTCTTGTGCTCTTGTTGCTATGAAGCAGTACCGTCCAGAAATCGACACGGTAGAAAAGGTGGAAGATGTTGTAGATATAGATATCATATACAAGATTCTAGACATTGGCGCTGGAATAACAATGAAAGAGCAAGAGCCAGAGACCAAGGCCAAAGATGCAAAAGGTAAGTCTGACTGGGCATCCCTAGACCTGGCCTCGCTTGAGGCAGAGGTGTTTTTGCTGGGTATATGGAAAAGCTATGAAGACCTAGAACTGTCTATATCAATGCCAGAGCTTATAGCAACACTTGAGTCTCAAAGAAAGTCAGACTACGATAGCAAAAAGTTTTTTGCAGCAATTCAGGGTGTGGACATTGACAAGAATAGCTCAAAGGGTAACGAATGGGAAGAAATGAAGGCTAGGGTATTCAGTGGAAACAAGACCGATGACCCCAATGACATACTTGCATACCAAGGGGTTAGTGCTCAAAAGGCAGGGTTTGGAATTAACATGGGCCTAAGCTACGAAAAGATTGACTAATTAAAAACCTCCCCTGTGATATAATTGACACAGACCTTTGAAGGAGGAAAATACAATAATGTCAGAAGCGACAATTAACGAAAAAAAGACAGTTACCCTTATTGACGGCACCAAGATTGTGGTGAGACCACTAAAGATTTCACTACTAAGGCCATTTCTAGATAAGTTTGGAGAGATTCAAAAAGTAGCAGAAGACAACTCAAAGTCTATGACAGTTCTTCTGGAGTGTGTACAAATTGCAATGAAGCAGTATGAGCCAAAGCTTGCAGAGGACCTTGACGCAATTGAAGACAACATTGATCTTCCAACGGTATATGCAATTATCGAGGCAGCATCTGGAATCACTCTTGATGGAGCTAGTCTAGGTCTATAGACCCAGATAAGAGGTGTTGATGAATGGCTGATATTCAATCCAACATAGATATTAATGTTTCGACTGGCACCGCGCTAGCGAACATTCGTAGTCTGCAAAGGGAAATATCAGCCTTTCACACCTCTATGGCGAGAGGCGGCGCAGCCGCCAATGTTCAGTCTGCTCAAATGCAGCAGAACTTGCTCAACACCGTTAATGCAACGGGTAAGTTTAGAGCGTCTATTCAGAACATTTCCACAACTACGGAAACATTTACAAACGCCCTAGAAAAGAACAAGCTCTCAATGGCAGAGTCTTTTCGCTTTGCCGGGGCAGCGAGTGGAAAGTTTGGACAAAGATTCTCTACTGAAATGTCAACTATTGACAAGGTTGCTAGAGAAAGGGTCAAGAGTGTCCAGACCCAGTTTATTAAATTAGGAAGAGATGCCAACGGCTCTCTCAGGGGAATTGCTGTAAGGCCGCTAGCTCTTGACATGGACAATCTGGCCACAAGGACGGCTATAGCGGCACAGAAGCAGCAACTGTTTAACAAGCTTGTGAATCAGGGTTCAACAAACCTTCTAAACTTTGGTAAGAATACTCAGTGGACTGGTCGCCAACTTATGGTTGGTTTCACAATTCCTCTAGGAATCTTTGGAGCAACAGCATCAAAGGTATTCATGGACCTAGAGAAGCAGGCCATCGCCTTCAAGAAGGTATACGGAGACCTCTTCACCATTGAGTCTGAGAAAAACAAGGCACTCAAAGATGTAGAAGACATTGCCAAGTCCATGACTACTTATGGCGTTGCAATCAAGGACACAATGGGGCTTGCGGCAGAGGCAGCAGCCGCAGGTTTTCAGGATGCACAACTCATGGCCCAGACCGAGCAAGCAACAAGGCTCGGAATCCTTGGTCAAATCGATAGCCAAAAGGCCCTAGAAACAACAATTGCTCTACAGAGTGCATTCCAGATTTCCACGGAAGACCTTGCAGACTCCATTAACTTCCTTAACGCCGTAGAGAACCAGACAGTTCTTTCTCTAGACGATGTGACTACAGCCATTCCAAAGGTTGCTCCAGTTATTCAGCAGCTTGGCGGTGACGTAAAAGACCTAGCATTTTTCCTTTCAGCTATGAAGGAAGGTGGCATCAACGCATCCGAGGGTGCTAACGCTCTAAAGTCTGGTCTTGCCTCCATGATTAACCCCACCAAGCAGTCTTCTGAGATGCTCGCCCAGATGGGTATTGATATTAATGGTATCGTTAACTCAAACCAGGGAGACCTAAAGCAGACAGTCGTTGGATTTGCCGAAGCCCTAGATACCCTTGACCCACTGAACAGGGCAAAAGCCATTGAGCAGCTATTCGGTAAGTTCCAGTTTGCTAGAATCTCCGCACTGTTCTCTAACGTTATCCGCGACGGTAGCCAGGCATCAAGAGTTCTAGACCTTGCAGGAACGTCACTAGAAGAGCTATCATCTCTAGCAGACTCCGAGCTTGGAATTGTTGCAGATGCAACGTCTACAAAGTTTATGGCAGCAATGGAAAACATAAAGTTTGCAATTGCCCCAATTGGAGAAGAGTTCCTTAAGCTCGTAACCCCCATACTCACTTTTGGAACAGAAGTCTTAACGGCTTTCAACAGTCTTGATGCTGGCATGAGGCAGTTCGTTATTGGAACGATTGGTGTTCTCGGCGGTATAGCACCAATAGCCATTATGGTATTTGGTCTATTAGCTAACGGTGTAGCAACATCCATTAAGGCATTCATGTTCTTGAGAAACCTGTTCCTTAAAACAGGAGGCTCTTCTCAGATACTTGGTCAGCAAACAGAATACATGACACAGCAACAGCTTGAGGCAGCGGCTGTAGCAGCATCTCTGGGGCAGACACACAGTCAGTTGACTCAAATCTTTACAGCCGAGGCTGGAGCCGTTACAGCCCTTGCAGCGGCCTATAACAGCGCTACAGCAGCGCAGAGGGCATTTAGCGGTCCAGTCATGGGTAGCACCCTGGGTCGTGGTCCAAAGGTTCCTGGATTCAACAAGGGAAAAATGGCGGGGTACAACAAGGGAATCGTAATGGTTCCTGGTTCTGGAAACAAAGACACAGAGCCAGCAATGTTGACACCAGGCGAAGCAGTCATTCCAGCAGACATGGCTAAAAAGTATGGGTCTCTAATCAACGCAATGATTAGCGGAAACATTCCTGGGTTTAGGACTGGAAGACCAGGGGAATCTGGTCAGATACAGGTGCCGTCGAGCCAAACAAATTTTAGAATGCCTCTTGGAGAAGGCTTTGAGCTTTCACACTTTTCATCAGCAATTAATCTTACTGGTACAGAGCTTATTGAGCACGCCCGCCTAATGGGAGCGACAAATAACCACATTAGCCGAATAAATGAAATGATTGCCAGGGCAGGAGGCGACTTAGAACAAACCTTTAGAGTTTTGGATAGCTCTGTAGAACTTTTAAGCACAGAGCTTAACCAGGGTATTGGCGCAATCGGAAGTGGAAAAACAGTACCAAGAAGCCTAGTTGAGCGCGATCTTGTTGAGAGAGGAGATGTAGCAAGGTCGCCACTAATGAAGTATATGGCCATAGACGGCGTTGCACCCGATAAGGCTCTAGCGAATGCAAGACTAATAACCGAAAAAGTTCAAGAACAACTAGACCTTGTTGGCGACCGGCTTGTCTTTACAGCCGAACAGATTCATGACATAACGAAAAAAGCTTATGATGCAGTTTTGCTTGACCCCTCAGTTTCTGAGACAGCAAAAACAGAAATATCTAATGCTAGACAAAGAATGAGTTCTGGTCTTGTTGTTGTAGATGAAACGACTACCGAAAGGGGTAGTCGTGGAAACAGAATTAATGCAACACCAAAAACATACAAGAGCCTTTCAACTTCAATTAGAAAACGGGCTGATGTTCCGAGTAATTCATTTTTGGCTAGTTCAGAAATTCCTCAAACGCTGGGAATCTCTCAAGAAGAGTTTTCGCAAACATTTTCAGGGCTTCCCGAGGCCGCTAAGGCTGCACTATTTAGGCTAAGAAAAGATATTGATGGTTTTGTAGAGGAATTCCGTAGACAGACTGCGACAGAACTAGATCGTGCATCACAATCAAACTCTCCATCACAAAGATTTATAAGGTCTGCGGCAAACAATATAGTCGATGGTGTTGAGGTTGGTATTCAGCAAGGCCGCGACGATATGGTTACCGCTGGTCAGGGCCTAGCAGATGCAACAGAATCTGGCGTAAAACGCAGCCATAGAAGAGCCTCTTCTGCTGGCGGTAGCCCCGGACAAATGTTTGCCCCCCAATCACAACAAATAGTAACAGCAAATCCAAGAACTAATAGAAGGGCCTCCGCTCCAACGCAAACTATTGGTTCATCAGTAATACCACCAGCACACTTTGAAAAGATAATAGCTGGTAACCAGGCAGCGGCAGACAGTCAACAAAAGGCTTCTGTAGCTCAAGCAGCAGCAAGCCAAAACTTCTCAAGCAAGGTTATGGGGCTGAGCTTTGGAATCACTGGACTTGCCGGGGTAATGTCAATATTCGGTGGAGAAATGGCCCAAGTCTCTAGTGTAATCTTCCAGGTAAGCGGTGCATTGACAGGACTGATGTTTGCGTTCCAGGCTCTTCCAGCAACAATGACTAAAGGAATAACAGAGCTATTTGACAATAGAGCAGCGGCTTTTACACAGGCAAGAAACTCTACCCAGGTAGTTCCAGTAGGTGGTGGGGGAGGTGTTGGTGCTAAGGGGGGCGTAGCGGCGGGGGCAGCAAAAGCTGGAGGAGCACTGGCAAGCCTGGGCAGAGGAGTCATGGCTTTTCTTGGAGGCCCATTTGGTCTAGCTATTACTGCCTTCCTTTTGCTAGCGGGATTTGCAATTCCAGCCCTTATAGATGCATACCAGGAACAGAAAAAACGTCTTAGAGGTCTTTCTGACGTTGCAGATGTTGCATCTGACAGAGTAAAAAAGTTTGCAGAAGCTTTGGGGCAAGAAATAAAAATATCTCCACTTGGTGGAGAACAGGGTATATCCTTTAGTGGTGCAAACCTAAATCCAGAAGAAAGAAAGTCAGTAGGCTCTGTGGTAGAGTCTTACGGTGGAGCAGAGAAATTTCAAGAAGATTTTAAAGATGATATTGATAGAATAAATGAGGCTGGCAGCAGAGGAAAAGAAGAGCTTAATCGAGTATTTACAGAAAAAGCATCTAGTTTAGCAATGGCTGGTATTGACGAAGCCGGAATTCAATCGCTACTGGATGCACTATTTCAATTTTCAAATATTGAATTTACTTTTGACGTAAAGGGAGCAGGAATTTTTGACGAAAAAGGTAACTTTGATCTAGATGCATTTAAGGCCCGTGCAAAAGAAGCAGCAAGGGCTTACACTGATTCATATGATGCAGAAGTTGCTAATTATAGTCCAAACGAAACAATTGACCAGCAGGCTGTTTTGAATAGTGCGGGATACTCCTCTGTTGGTGACCTTGAAAAAGCAGTAGAAGGTCAAAAAGTGGCTGTGGGAATTGCTGAAGAGAATGCATTGTCCAAAGGACTAAAGCCAGAGCAGGACTCAGACTTTATAGCTCAAATGTCAGAGCTAAGACAGTTAGAGGGATATCTACAAGAATTTAAGTTTATTGCTTCAGAACCTTTAGAAATTTTAAAAATTGAAACAATATCAAACGCCGCTGACCAGATTAATGGTCTGAACACATTGCTTTCAGAAGGAAAAATTTCTGCAATAGAGTTTTCTGACGGAATAGGGGTTGTAGCTGAGGGTATCCTTGAAATGGATGATGGTGCAAAAGCTCTTCAAGACTTACTAAAAGAGCTTGGAGTTAAAGACTTCGAGCTAATAAAAGACCCAGAAGCACAAATAGCGGCATTGCAGGGTGCTACGGCAGGGCTTGATTTAACAAAGTTTTCTGGACTTTCATCAGAAGATGAGCAAGTAAGGGCACAAGCAATTAACGAAGTTGCTCAAGCAATTAGAAATACGGTTTCGGCAAGGGAGCAAGAAGCTATAGTTAATCAGCAGATTGCTGAAATGACTGCTGCAAATACAGAACTTGAATCAATGGCTAGCGACATTGAGCAAGAAGCTAATGCTTATGCCTACCTAACTGCAAATGGAATATCTGCCGCCGACGCGATAGACCTTATTGCTAACGCAAATATTAGAGCAGCCGCTGCTGCGGCATTTGCTGGTGCAGAAACCACTGGATTTATTGAAAACATAAATGCAATGTTAACAGCAAAAGCAAATAGTCCGGTAACCGTTGCAAGGAGATCAATTGGTTCAGGTGGTCGAGGAGGCGGTGGCAAAAGCGGTCCAGAAGCTTCCGGCCTAGACAAAATACTAGAAGACATGGCCAGAGTAGTTTCTGTTCAGACTACAATGACAAAGGGGTTTGCTGCATCGAGAACCGCCCTAGACAGAATGTTCGGCGGTAGCAACTCTTCTGGACTCTTCGGTGGCCTTGAACAACAGATGCGTGCCCTTGGTGGAGGAGAAGACCTTATTAAGCTGATTGCTGGAATGCCTCCAGAAGAGTTTAATAAGAGGAAGAAAGAACTCTTTACTTTTGACGGTGCCGGAAATATTTCATCGTTCAGAGACAGCCTTGTTTCCATTGGAGAAGCACTCAGAAAGATTGCACTTGGAGAGTTCCAGAGCAAGCAGCAGGCCACTGTTAAGTCTTTCAACGATCAAATGGTTGCTGTCAACAGGCTCGTTGGTGCAGGTGCAAGCTATGCAGATGCATACGAAATTGCTGGAGATGCAGCACTGGCAGCAGCAATCGCCAACGAAACAAACTCAGCAGCTATTAGGCAGCTTGTCAGAGATACTAAGGCGGCAGAGAAAGCCACAAAGGATTTTGCAGCAGCCCAAAGCGTCGCGGCATCCAACAACTCATTTGTTGACCAACAGAAGCTTCTAACAAAACTACAGCAAAACAGTCTAGGACTAAGCAATGCCCAAATCCAAGCAGTGCTTGACGACACAGACCTTCAAAGACTATTCATGGACCCATCTATTGATGCAAAGACATTGCAAGACGCTCTTAACAGCGTTGCGTCTAGAGCAGCACTAGAACTAGAAATAAAGAAGCTAACTGTCGATGGTCTTGAGTCAATCTTTGATGAAGGCTTTAGCAAAGCTATGGAGGCTTTCGACGCACAAGAAAAAAAGATTGAGCTTGAGTTTGACGTAAAGACAAAGCCTTTCGAAGATGCCATTAGGGATGCGGAAGAGCAAATTTCAGATATCACCAACGGTGTTGGTGGAATAGACGACCTTGAGGCAGACCTCGAAAGAATATCTGAGCAAGAAGAAGAAATTAATAAGAAGTATGATGAAAGAGCCAAGGCGCTCTCTCTCGTTAAAGACCTTAACGCACAAATGTCTCAGCAGCAAAAGACACAGCTTACTCTGGCAGATGCCCTTTCCCAAGGAGATATCGCTGGTGCCGCCAGGGCAGCGCAAGAGATGCGTGCTCAGCAACAAGCAAAATCTCTAGAGCTTCAAGAAAAGGCGCTAGACAAGGCAAGAGAGCTAGAGCTTGGTGCAATTGTCGGCAACATGGGCCAGACGAGAGAGCAAATAGAACAAAGAATTAAGGAACTAAAAGCACAAATTCGTGAAATAGAAGAGGCAACTCTTGAGCCAGCCCGACGCAGGGTAGAGCTTCTAGACAGAGAAGAGCAGAAGCTTCTTGCGTCTGTGACGGTGCTGGGTAGAACCAAGCTTGAGTGGGAAACCATCAAGAATAAGATTGATATTGCCAAGACTGGCAGCGATAAATATACCGAAGCCATTGGTGCCGCCCTAGGAGTTGTTACAGATATTGTTGAGTATTGGGATGAGCTTGACGGCAAAGAGGTAAATACCGTTCACGTTGTGACGACTACATATAAGACAGTGGGGACTCCCCCATCGCCCACCGTTCCATCAGCACCATCTGGTGGAGGCAGCGGCAGCGACAGCGGCATTGTTGGCAAGACCGCAGCAGAGTTGGCAGAAGAGCAAAGGGCTTCTGCTTCGGCACAAGCCAGAGCACGAGTGCAAAGAGGATTAAACGATAGAGCAATACGTGGAATAATATCTGCAAGGCTTGCTAGCAAGGCGGGTGCAACGACAGGAGGAGAAAGCGCAAGGTCATCGAGAATAGCAACATATCTATCAAGAATTACAAAAGCTCAGGCAGATCAAATATTGCTGAACAACGCGAAGGGTGGCGGTGCGCTGTACTACAACTCTGGAGGCCTTGTCTCTTCTAGGGTTGGCTCTCCCAGACTGGGTATTGGAAAAATTCCATCTATGGGCACAGACTCTGTATCTACAATGCTTACCCCAGGAGAATTTGTAGTGTCTAAGTACGGTGTACAAAAAACTGGCATTAAAAACATGGAAGCAATAAACAATGGAACATACGGTGGTGAATCAGTGTATAATTATGGTATCAACATAAACGTTAGGTCAGAGTCAGACCCTAATCAGATTGCCCGCACGGTAATGGGTACAATCAAGAGTGTTGATGCTCAAAGAATTAGGGGTAATAGACTTGGCTAGCATAGAGTATGTCAACGGCAGGAAGAGGTATGCCAGGCCACAAGCAATGTTATTCTCCAATAACCCAGGCACCACAGCCGTAGACTCCGACACAAACTCTCCTACATCTGGTCAGGTCTTTCACGTTCCTCTTGGCTCTGAAATAAATGCCGCCGCCCAAACAAACGACGGTAACGAGTTCATGATTCTATCTGACGATAACCGTGGAGCCATAGACATTGCATCAGAAAGAATAGAGCGCAGAGAAAGAATGATTAATGGCAGGATGCGCTCGTACCATATTGCTGACAAGATTGCTATATCAACCTCTTGGGATATGCTCCCCTCTAGATCGTTTGCTACCGTTCCAGGACTAAACTCCACAGGCAAGTCAAGCCTTCCCCAAGACTTTAAGTATACGACTGATGGTGGCGCTGGTGGCGCTGAACTTGTTGAGTGGTACGAGAACTACACAGGCTCATTCTACTTGTTTCTGGCATACGATAAATTCACGGTATTTGAAAAGGCAGAGGGTGACCCATCGACAGAAGAATACGAAGAAACAAACAATAGAAGATACAACAGCATGAACAAGTACAACCAGGTCATTGAGGTAATGTTCTCAGACTTCTCACACTCTGTCGTAAAAAGAGGAGCGGGAACGCATGACTTCTGGAATGTGTCTTTGTCTTTGGAAGAGGTCTAGAATTGTTTCAAGACGAACAGTTAAACGAATACCTAAAAACATCTTCTTCTATTAACTCAAAGGCTTTGATTTTGGCCGAGTGGAATCTAAACTTTGCAGACAACATAGAGACTGTTGGAAATTATCGCTTTAGGCCCAATGCCGAAACTGGTTCTCGTGATGCACTATTTTCAAATATTCAGGGGTACTTTGATAGGAACGATGCTCGAAACCTAGAAGAAGGAGTCCAGTTTTACACAGGAGCAACAGACGCAGACATAACCGTTGACGGTGGATTTGTTGATGGCCAAACCCTCATTCCCCAAGCCTTTACATCTAAAAAAGAAAAAGAGAAGCAGTTATACTCTCTGGAGGAATGCTTTGGAAGATTTAGACCACGCTCAGGTATAAACAAGGCAAGGTTCTTTAATCAAAAGTTTTTGCAGTTTGACAGTAAGGATGTTTTTTCTAGGCCACGGTACTACATGGGGCACAGAGACGACAAGTTTAAGTACTGGTCTTCTTACAGAACAGAGTCTAACATTGAAAGAGGAATTTCTCGATTGCTCAACGGAGCAAACGTGATTGATGATACCGCTCCTTTCGTGGTGTACAAAGCAGAAGTTCCTGCAAACAGGATTGTAGTAAAGATGCAAACAGGAGTGGGGGACATAGACCTTGGCCCATTCCAAACATCGTATTCCACAAGCTCAGACCCCTTTTTTGGTTATGAGAATCAGGCGACACCCGTTTCTTGGAAGATTCAATATCTTAAAAACGATAGCTGGATAGATGCAATCGAGTTTGACCCAGTATCCACTAGGGTCAATGGAGATAGGGTCATTGGGATTGATGGACACGTTGAGGTGTCTTATGGATTAGTTATACCGCTGGAGCATCGTCAAACAATGTCTCTTGTTGGAGAGTATTCCAGTGAGGCCATTCTTCCTGTTGTTGCCGAAACAAACGAGGCATACCTTGTGGGTGCTTCTAGCACTGCCGCAGGTAGGGTTTTTGTTTGGACTGGAAGCTCTTACGATTCTTTTCCAGCAATCTACGGATGGTTCTTAAGGGAAGAAACAGATGCCAGCCTTGTGGGGGTAGCCTCAGAGCTTGTTAATCCTAAGTTCTTTGTCGCTGATGGACAGACTATATACAGAGAAGTATCAAAGATTTCCGGTATAAGAATTGTAGTTCAAACAATGAACACCCTAGACTCAACCTTAGAGCTTATTGAGATATCTCCCAGGTTAGTTGTCAACATGACAGACAGAACTTCTGCATTCAACGTTACCAAGAGTGCATCAGACCTTGGAATCAGCGGTATGCCGGTAGGACAGTTGCTTGCATCTGTTGGCTCAATCTCTATCTTTGACTACGACTCTGCATTCAATGAAAACAACGTGGGCAGCATTATATCCTCATTTTCATCTAAAAATATGAAGGTGAAGTTCTTCGAAGATATCGTTGATGGTTCTGGGCAAAGATATTTAATTCCCATAAAGACTCTTTATGCAGAGGGCTTTCCCACTACATCAGTTCAAGACAGATCAGTCTCTGTGCCACTAAGAGACCTATTCTTCCTGCTAGAGTCTATGGAAGCGCCAGAGCTATTTTTGCAAAATGTTTCTATGACCTATGCAGTTTCAATTTTGCTAGACTCTATTGGGTTTTCTAACTATACCTTTAAGAGAATTGACGATGAAAGCGATGCGATTATCCCTTTCTTCTTTGTTCAGCCAGGAAAAACGGTAGCGCAAGTTCTTCAAGACATTGCAGTTTCTACACAGACAGCCATGTTCTTTGATGAGTACAATAATTTTGTTATGATGACAAAGAACTTCATCATGCCAGCAGAGGGAGAGCGCCCAGTAGACCTAGTTCTTCGTGGCTCCAAGGACTTTTCCGTTAGCGGAGTAGAAAAAAACAAAACTGTGCCAGGCAAGCAGCTTGCAAACATTCAGTCGATAAGCTCTATGCAGAATGATGTATACAATGATGGAACCATTAGATATTATGCACGGCATATTCAAAGATCATACGGCTCCTTAAAGCAGAGTATGCTTATTGATAAAGACAAGTCTTGGAGCTATAAGCCAGTTCTGCTTTGGGAGGTTAGCCCTACTCCAAAGGTCAAGTCCCAGGGAGACGATGCTGGAGATCAGTCATCCTATGTGTTGTCTGCAATTCCCCTTAACTCAGACCTTAGCGAAGAAGTTCCTACAGTTGTTGGCGGAGAAGTTATAAACAATATCATTGAGTTTGGCGAGGGCATTTATTGGTTGTCTCGTTACAACGGATACTTTTACTCCAATGGAGAAGTCATCAAGTACGATGCCGCTGAATATAGCGTGGCAGGAATTGGAGATGTTTGGGTTTCTAGCGCACAGGATTACCACAAGCTCTTTTCTCAGGTTCCATTTAACGGAAAGATGTATCCTACAGGCACGCTTAGAATATTTTCAGAACCAAGCTACGAACTTATCGACGGCATCAGGGTAGCGAAAGACGGTCCAGTTGCTAAGCATGGAAGGGGTCAGTTTGACACCAAGGTTGTTGGGCACAGGGCAGGGCTAGACCCTTATTGGTCTAGTAACGAATCTGTTGCTGGATGTAAAATGCAATCAAGTATTCTGTTTTCAAAAACTAAAGAGTTCTTCGTTGATGCCAGAAGTGATGTTTCTACTGGACTACCACCCATAACACAATTTATTAGGGTCTCTGACATAACAGGATTAAAGATTGGTCTTTTGGTAGAAGTTGTTAGTGGTCCAGGAAGGCTTTCTCCAGGCTCAAAAATTACTGGAATAAACGAGGCACAAAAAACCTTCGTTGTGGATAAGCCCATTCTTGTGCCCTTTGCATCAGTGCCCGGCTCTCCTGAACTTGCAACAACAAGGCTTAGAATGTCTGAGCTTGTAGACGTTGAGTCTTTAACGGTTGACACTGCTTCCGAGGTTTCGGTTGCTGGCTCCGCACCGGAATTTGCTAGGTCCACTACCAGAAACGGTATAATTAAAAATTTTTTGTCTGCATCAAACATAACAGAGACACAGGCAAACTCTTTTTATTCCACACAGTCTGGAACAATTCAGTCTTCCGCCCTTGTTATGCAAGGTTCTCCACTTGGCGTTGACGAAAACCCCATAGACTTTATTTCGTATGTTCACAAGCCACTAAACGAAAAGTTTACTCACTTTGGTACTAGGATGAGAATTGTCGGAAAAGTTTCTAGCTCACAGGACAGGCAGTCTCCAGTAGGGAGTATGCCGTACTACTCTGTAGAGAGTGCGCTGTCAGAAGAAAGCGTTTCCATATCTGGTGGTTCGGGAGGAATTGCCGTACTGCTAAACCCATTGACAAACAATGGATACTACTTAGAGATTATATCTCTTACAGAGACTGATGTTTCAAGGTATGGAGAAGGAGCAGAGCTATATAGCATAGTGTTTTACAAGTTAATGAGAGAAAGAAGAGTCGCTAGTGGCGGTCAGACCGCTGTCTCACCTGAAACTCCAGCAATTCCAATAAAGCTTTGGGGTGGTGTCCTTCCTGTTGTGGTAGACGACGGACTGTTTGCTGGTCAAGCGAGGGTCTTCGGTGAAGAAAGCCCTAGCGTATATGACTTGTCTGTTGAGTATGTGGACTCTGGAGGAACAAGAAACTTTTATCTATACGTAAACAACAAACTGGTAAAAGTTGTTCAAGACACAGAGCCTCTTCCTGTATACAACAATATGGGGCTGTTTGTTCGTGGAACTTCAAGGATTATGTTTGAAAACATATTTGCCCTGTCCAACAACGTTTCTCAAAACTCTGTAGCAACTCTTGATACTGCAATTGGCTCGGTATTTGCTAATCAGGAAATAACAGTTAACGACTCATTAAGAAAATACGCCATGAGCGGAATGGTTCAGAGTACATATCTTTCGGGAGTCGGTAACTCAGAGCCACCGAAGTACTCCATATACTTTGAAGAGTTTGGCACAATCATGAGAGAGGCTGCATACTTCAACGTAAAGTATGACAGAGCCTATCCAGCGCTATACGCTCAAATTTCCCCAACCTTTAATAACATGAAGGGGTACACAATTTCTGGTTTTATTGCCGGGGCATACGGAGCGGAGTTCTTAATCTTTAATAATACAGATACCGCACTAAACCTTGATGAAACAACAGGAAACTATCTAAGAATTCAGGGTGTTGCGTTTACTCAGCAGACCCAGTATGACTTGACAGTAGATGAATATTTTGGGGTAAAAAGCAATATGTCTACTGCGCTATTTCAAAAAGATAATACAATTGAGGGAGCCAATAGAGCAAAAGAAGACATAATTGGTATTAGACAAAACAGGATATCTTATGGAAGAAAAGAATTCTCTATTGACCCTATATATATACAATCAGAAGATGCTGCAAACGAGCTTATGGATTGGATGATATCCAAAACAATGAGCAAGAAAAAGTCAGTAGGCTTGCAGTTGTTCGGAACACCCACCCTGCAATTGGGAGACATTGTGTCTATTGATTACAAGGATTCTGCGGGGGTAGACGAAGTGGCCATTGATTCTGAAACCTTTACTGTGTACAGTATTGAATACTCTAGAGATGCCTCTGGACCATCAACGTTGGTGTATTTGAGCGAGGTTGCATAGTGGTTAAGCCAAACAAAAAGAGGTCACGCCGATCATCACCCGGAATTGAGGGTACCGTTACAACAATGCCAGTAAGTCCGGTTCCTCCCTATATGCCAACCTCAATGCCCACGTTTACTATCGATACTCCAGTAAAAGTAGCGACTCCAGAGTTAGTCATAACAGGAGAGGCACCCATGACTGTTGAAGAAATGACAGACCTGGTGTTTGAAAAAATAGGCGGTCACGAAATTATTAATCTTCTAAGGCTTGAAAATGTGAACGGAATCAATGCGTCATATCAGCCAATAAGAAACGTTGCACAGCTTGCAGCAGAGTATGGCCCCATTACAATATTGCCACTACCTCGATCAACTAATTTTTACTTTAATGGTTTTGCTATTGATCTTTTGGCAAGGGTGCCTCAAAAGGGATTGGGTTCCAACATATACATAGATGCAAGTCAGGTAGGACCCTCAAGCTTAATCATCGAGGTAGCGAATATGCTGCCAGAAGAACGAGTAGAGGTAGAAATAATAAAGACCAAAGATGCGTTTAATGATACAATTGTGTAGGTGAAAAAATGATAACGGAAACTGGAAAAGCAATTCTGTCAAAGTATCTCATTGGGCAAAGCCCAGGCTATGCTTCGCACATTGCTCTGGGATGTGGCCCAAGGCCCCTTGCAGCAGGAGAGGCTTTCGGAGATTATTCTAACAAGGAGTCTCTAGATTTCGAGATGTTTCGAGTGCCCATTATTTCTCGGGGGTACGTGACAGAAAACAATCAAACAAGCATTGCACTAACGGCAGAGCTTCCCACAGAAGAAAGATATGAAATCACCGAGGTTGGAATATATTCCGCTGGAGCAAACCCCTCTGCTGGTTCAAGAGATAGCAAAACTGTATTTTCTTTTTCTAGAAACGAGGGTTGGGAGTATCATGCAGAAGGAGTAGCGCAATCTCTTCCAGTCCGTAACCTTCCTCTAAACTCTCTAAGCCCTACAGACATAGACTTTCCAACGCTTACAGAGCAGTACAGGTATCACGTTTTAGCTGACGGTCTTACTGCAAACAGCTTTAGGGTTTCTGAAAGCTTGTTCAAGATTGTAATCGCTCCACCAGCACCACCTGCATCAGTAATTAGCGACATTGTTGTGTCAACAACAGGGCCTCAGTCCGGCACACACACTGTCTTGAACTCTGATGGAGAACCTATTGGAGCCGTCACAATGAGCGATAGTGGTTCAAATCTAATCAGTCTAAACGGGCATGGATTGTCTGCCCAAGACTCTGTTTATTTTGTTAGCAGCGGAAGCCTTCCGCCCTCGATACTGTCTGCGCGACCAGTAGTTCCAGCACTTCAAACAGCCTCTAGCAACGTTATTTTTGTTCAAGAGGCAAGGGTGAAAAGGAATGAGCGGTCTCGATTCCTAGACAACGTTATTTTGTTGGGCGGAGACACTGGAAACATTGTGGTAAATCCTGATACTGGAAATCTAGAAGAAGGACCGCTTTCCAGGCACATTCATTTAACGGGACAATCTTTTTCTTTTGACAAAAACTCCTCTACAGATGAGTTAAGAATTGCCTTTTCTGTTGTAAATAGATTAGAGGCATCCGACAATCCAGAAGCGGTTAGGATTCTTGTTGAATTTCGTTCAACTGAAAGTGTAGGAGAGGGGTCTCAATTTGCAAAATTTGAGGCAGAGGTTTTCTTTGTTGAGCCACCAGCAGGAGTCAGTCAAAACAGGTACATCGTTTTGTCTAAGAAGCTAGAAGATTTAGAAAAAAGTGCAAACTTCACCTGGAGCGCAATGAATGTTGCAAAAATTTCGGTATCGGTTCTAGATACCGTTTTAGCCCCACCCCCAGGAGACCCACAAGGAGCACCAACCCTACAGCAACTTCAATCAGACAAATGGTATGTCGCACTAGATGCTTTGAGGTTTGAAAACACATCCATTAAAAACCCTCTTTACGGTTTGACGGGGTATTCGGTTGTTAGGACCGAAACCGCAGATGGATTGCCCATCATTAAAGGTTCAAACACAAAGAGCCTTGTTGAATTCAGGTTTGCTTTGTCTGTGGGAAACTAGAAGGTACGTAATGGAAGAGTTAGTCAAAAAGATTATTGTTCCGGTATCTGAGATACAACGTCTAACTGAAACAGACATTCAAGATGGTATCAAGCAGTATGTTCGATACCGAATTATTTCAGAAGACCGTAACAGAACTTCATCGTGGTCTCCGTTAGTAGAGTTTTCTTTGGATGAAGCTGGCCTAAATGTTCTAGATGGTGGTGCTCCTTGACCCAGGTGGACAGTAGGGCATTTTCTAATATCCAGGTGCGCCGTGGTACGGCAGAGCAGTGGATAGCCAAAAATCCCATTTTGCTTGTTGGAGAGTTTGGATTTGAAACATCCAGCAATCGTGTAAAGATTGGCGATGGGGAGACACCGTGGAACTCTATGCCGTATTTTTCCACTACTGGTGGTGGAGCAACGGGTCTTACAGGAGCTACAGGCTCTACAGGTCCACAGGGTGCCGTAGGCCCCACAGGACCAACAGGAGCCATAGGTCTTACAGGACCAACAGGAGCCACAGGCTCTACAGGTCCACAGGGTGCCGTAGGCCCCACAGGACCAACGGGAGCCATAGGTCTTACAGGACCAACAGGAGCCACAGGCTCTACAGGTCCACAGGGTGCCGTAGGCCCCACAGGACCAACGGGAGCCATAGGGCTAACGGGAGTCGCAGGCCCAACTGGTCCAACAGGAGCAGACTCCACGGTACAAGGTCCAACAGGCCCAGAAGGAAGCATAGGGCTAACAGGACAGCAAGGTTCTACGGGAGCCACAGGACCAACGGGGCCTTCATTTGTTGTAGAATCGGCAACAACAACAGATTCAGGCATTGTTAAGCTTGCCACTGCTGAGGAAACACTGGCAGTTGCAGATGGTAGCTTAGCAGTTACTCCACTTTCTCTTGCTGGTTTTTTGCCTGCTGGAATGGTTTCTCCCTTTGCTGGCAGCGCGGCACCAGCGGGCTGGATGTTTTGCGACGGGCAGGCTGTTTCACGCACTGTGTTTGCAGTCTTGTTTAATTCCATCGGCACTCAATACGGCGGAGGTGACGGCTCAACCACCTTCAACCTTCCTGACATGCGGGGCCGCGCGGTCGTCGGACGCGATGCGGGCCAGTCGGAGTTTGACTCGCTCGACCAAGCGGGCGGCGCTAAGACTCATTCGCTGAGCACGATAGAGACGCCCGCTCACAGTCACACTGTGAGCGCGACGACAAGCTCGGACTCGCATACCCACACCTTCAGCGCGACGACAAGCTCAGACTCGCACAATCACACCTTCAGCGGCACGACTGACAATCATGACATTCGCGCTGGGTTCTCAAGCGCTGACGGCAGTTCAGGGTCAGGTCGAATAAGAGCAGGGTTCGAGACGAACGGGCGATACACGCAAAGTCTCTCAGGCGGTGATCATTCGCACCCTTTCAGCGGCACAACAGCGTCAGACTCGCACACGCACACAGTCAGCGGCACAACAGCGTCAGACTCGCACACGCACACAGTCAGCGGCACAACGAGCACAACGCCGACAGCTGCCGCGCACAATAATCTTCAACCGTACCGAGTGCTCAACTTCATCATCAAAACCTAACGGGAGAAAAAATGACTGTGCAAGAGCTACCATCAGGCGCAACGCCTCGACGGGTGCGTTTGCAAGTCGCTAACGGAGCACACGTCGAAGCGTCCTACACGAAAGGTTAACCTTCGGTGCTAGTGGAAATACTGACAGCGGAAGGAAGTGCGTCATTGCTTGTTTTTGACCGCCTTGTCGTGATAGAATGTATCTATGACAAAAACAATCATTATTATATTTGACTTTTCAGCGAAAGGGTAATAGATAATGGCTCCAATTTCTTCCAGCATCGGAAGCATGTTCTTAGGCACCACCCCTGTTAGCCTTGCCTATCTTGGTGCTGTTCCTGTCCTAACGAACACCCAACCCCCTGCCAACCCGATCACCATTACTCCCTCCAACTCGCTAGAGTCAATGGCGGTGCAACACGTAAGCAACTTCCGCACCTGGCTTGGTGGAGGACTGCAAGGATTTATTGGAGAGTTTGGGGTACCTAACGACCGTCCTGTTTCTGAGCAAGACCAGTGGAATACCATGCAGGACAAAATGCTTCACAAGCTTAACGCTGACAAAATTGGGTGGACGTTTTGGGCTACCGGCCACTTGTGGGGCAACGGGTACAACGTTAGTTATTACGAAAACAACGGCAACCCAGGAGGAACTTGGTCACTAGAAGATAGTGCCGCGACAATGGAAACGCACTACAACGACCCTGTACCGTTTACGGGTGGTAACTATGCAGGACACGAGTTCTTCAATGGATCAACGGCTCCTGCACTTGCCGACTGGCAGTTCCACAAGGGCCGCGGCATGAACTTAGCCCGCTATCCAATTGGGCCAGCATTTATTTACCCGACAGCAAACGCACCGTTGAACACAGCAAACTTGACGCACATTCTTGACACGTTAAACCGCGCGCAAACTGCGGGTATAACTGTGATGCTTGACGTTCTCCACCCTGGTAGTGGTAACGATTACGCGAGAATGTTTGGGTTGCCCCTAACAAACCCCACTGCTCTTGCACACTATCAAGACTACATTACTCGCTTGCACGCGGCAGTTGGCGATCACCCTGCTCTGTGGGGCTACGACATTGCTAATGAGCCAAATGGCGTGACCCCTGCCCAATGGGAGACAATTAGTCAAACCTTGTACACATGGTACAGAACAACTCTCGGCTGGACAGGAAACATTGTCATTCCTGCCGGTTCGTTTTCCGGTGCCCATTCACTGAACTCCCTTCATCCGAACGGGCCGTGGATTCAAACAAGCGGATACGACGCAAACCTGTACTACACAGCCCACTACTACCCAAACCGTATTGGACAGTTTGGAAGTTACGATGGAACATTCAACAATCCAGACGCAACTCAGGCAAGCTTTAATGCCAACGTGACGAGTGCTACCACTGCTGGCTTTACAGGTGGAGCGTTTACCTACACACCGCGCACCACGGTAGCACCGTCTACACCTACAGCGCCTACCCTTACGTCGAAAACACATTCGCAAGTGGTGTTAGGTTGGACGGCAGTGGCTGGGGCTATCGGTTATGTCGTGTACCGTAGTGGGAATAGAATTTTAGATACCGCTCAAACGTCAGCTACAATTACAGGCCTAACTCCAGAAACGGCATACCTGTTTTCTATTCGAGCATATAACGCTTCTTGGAATTTGTCAGCCAGTTCACCAAACCTGTCGGTCACAACAAATGTTGCCCCTGTTTCATCTGGCAATGTTGTGTTCGATGCGGTATCAAGCAGGACAACAAGTTTTGCCAACAACTACACGTTCACGCATACGGCATCCGGCGCAGATAGATATGCCCTGGTGTTTGTTGCCTTCCGAACTAACTCAATCACAGGCATTACCTATGGTGGGGCACCGATGACGCTGTTGCAGACAATCGTGAACACAAACGTTTCTGGTGGCCAAATTTGGGGCATTGCCGCACCAGCAACAGGCACGCAAACAGTTGCAGTATCTTTGAGCGGTTTCGTGCTAAACAATGCGGCGGCGCTGTCTTTTACCGGGGTAAATCAGACGGCAAGTGTTGATGCTGTCGCTGGAATTCCTGGAGGCTTTTCAGCAACCTCATCTACGCCGATTACGACCACAGTAAACAACGCACACATTGTTCACGCCTTTATGTCAAAAGAGAACAGAGTTCTCGATACAACCTCTGGGACAGAGCGCGTGGACATTGGAAACCCAGATGCCAACCTGGGTTCACTTGCCGTAGCTGACCTTGTTAGGGTCACGGCGGGTACTGGCTCCGTGGCTTGGACTGCGGATATCTCAGACAATTTTAGTACCATCGCGGTAGCGCTCCGACCAGTATAGTCCTGATTCGCAAAACAATCTTAAATCGTCACTGCCCTGAAACCTGCTATAATTAAGAAATGGCAAGATTACCACTACCAAACAGGGCGCAGCCCCTAGACGTTAACTATATCTATCAGATTGCAAATGAGCTAAACGCTCTCTCAGAAGAGGGGTCTGCTCTTGCACAGGGAAACAACTTCTTATTTTCTGGAAGAGACGAGCCTCCCAGGTCTTCAAAGATTTACGGAGCACAAATTTTTGCAGCAGTAAAAAAAGCAACAAAGGAAGTAGTAAACGCTTCTGAAACAGAAAGCATTACCTTTGACTTTCAGCCAGGATTTGCATATCCCCCAGTTGTACAGGCAACAATCGAAAACTCTGGAAGAACAATCACCCCTGTTGGTGCAACGGTTAATATTCAAAGTGTTTCAACTTCGTCTGCTGTCGCAGTAATAAGTTTCGCAAGGTCTGGGGCCTTCACTGCAAATATTCACCTTACGGCAATCGGTCTACCCGTTTCTTAGGGGATAGCATGGGCGTAAGTTTAGAAGAGTATAACTCTGAACCAGTTGTTCCGGCATGTAAAACTATTTGGTTTTTAAACGGAGACTTGGTAAGGCCAAAGCATACCAGTCGTGCATCAGGTCTAATGTCTATTTATAATATTACAAAGGACAGGATAGAGGCCTGCTTCTTGTCTGATTTTAGAAAGAATCGCAAAAGAGCATATACCGTAAAGCAAACAGCACTGCTTGTCAACAGGCACCCAAAGCACATTCCCAGACTTATGGGCTGGGGTGAAATTCCAGAGCCAACTGGAGCACAAAAAGATGGAACGCGAGCTTGGCAGGTGCGAGCGTATTACTCAGAAGATCAAGTCTATGAAATCCGTGATATCCTGGCAACGTACAACATTGGTTGGCCAAGAAAAGATGGGCTTGTCTTCAATAACATTACCCCCACTCGCCAGGAGTTGACACGCAGACTTGGCGACGGTATACTGACATATACACGAACAGACGATGGTCGCTTCATCCCAATCTGGGCTGAGAGCATTTAACAGAAAAGAGAGAGAAACATGAATAACGACAACACGCAAGTAACTGTTTCACTGGGATACACAATCAACCTGGGCAACTTTCAGTCTATCCGTCTTGATTTTTCGGTAGACGACTATGCTCGTCAGGGAGAGAACGTCAACGATGCCTTTGAACGTGTCTACAAGTTTGTAGAGTCTAAGCTAGTGGAGAAGTCAGAAGAGGCCAAGCAAGCCCTGGCAGAATAATGGCTGAACGCAAGGAAAGAATGACCTTGCTCAGCAGGTACTCAAAGCTGCACACCGCGCGGTACGAGGCCAAGCCAACCTATAACATCAATGTTGAGCAATGGGCGGCAGACGGACTAGTAGAGTCATATGGTATGCCTATGTGTTATGACCTGCTAGACTACTACTTTAGTGTTGCAGAAAACCCTACGTGGAAGTATTTTGCAAACTACGCAGAAAAGATTATTCATGCACGAGCAGAGGTTGAAAGAGACCTGCAAGAGCGATTCGAGAGAAAGAAAATGGCTGAGAGGTGGTTGAATGAATAACACAGAGTCAAAGCTTATGTCTGCTGTACTTGACGACAAGCAGATTTACGTTTTGCTACAGGCCAACGTGTCAAATCTCCTAAGCACTCACGGAGATATTTGGGAGTTCATTAGAAACTATTTTGAAAAGAATGGCTCTGTTCCTCCCACTGGGCTAGTCGTTGACAAGTTTAGAGATTTTGCACCAATCCAGGGTATCGGCTCAACCAAGCATCACTTAGAGGAGTTGCAGTCTGAGTACCTTACAGACAGCCTCAAGACAATTCTTCGGTCAGCGGCCTCTGAGGTTCAGGGCGGTAGCGGAACAGATGCTCTTGAAGCAATCATTTCACAGACCTCTGAGCTAAAGAAGAACACCTCTAACATCAGGGATATTGATGCTACAGACATTGAGTCTGCTGTTGCCTACTACGAGGACGTTCAGAAGAAGAATGCTCTAGGCTCTATTGGCATCAAGACCTCATTGCCAGGCTTTGACAACTACTTGCCCTCGGGCATTATGCCTGGTCAGCTTGGGGTTTTCTTGGCGTACCCCGGAATTGGAAAGTCGTGGCTCGCCCTGTATTTCGCGGTACAGGCATGGAGGCAGGGAAAGTCACCACTAATCATTAGCCTTGAAATGAGCGAGGCAGAGGTACGAAACAGAGTATACGCAATCATTGCAGAGGGACTGTTTACTCACAGACAGCTTAGTGCTGGTGAGGTAGACCTTGATGACCTACGGACATGGCATCGTAAAACAATGCAGGGTAAGCCAGAGTTCCATATCATTTCTAACGACAGTGGTGGAGACATTACCCCATCGGTGATTCGTGGAAAGATTGACCAGTACCGCCCTGATTTTATCGTTGTTGACTACCTGCAACTCATGAGTCCTAACGGCAAGTCTGAGTCCGAAGTTGTTCGAATGAAGAACCTGTCTCGTGAACTAAAGCTTCTATCTATTGGCGAAGAGATTCCCATTCTTGCCATTTCATCAGCAACTCCTGACGATGCCACCAAGATGGACACCGTGCCTACGCTTGGTCAAACCTCATGGTCACGACAGATTGCTTATGACGCTGATTTTGTCTTGGCTCTGGGCAGGGCATCAAACAGTGATGTACTGGAATGTGTTTTCAGAAAAAACAGAAACGGATTCATGGGTGAGTTTTTGCTCCAGGTAGACTTCAACAAAGGATTTTTTAAGTACAAAGACTACAGAGAAGATGCGTGATATACTTGCATAAGCAAATAACAAACAAAGACAAAACACAGTGCAGAGCATCCACCATAAGCCGATTAAGATGTTCAACCTTGCTGGAACGATAGCTAGCGATTCAGCTTTATGGAGGCTCAAGGAAGAGTTTGTTAGGCTTTTACAAATAGATATGCGTTCTGCTGGATACGTTCCTCGACTAGACATTCCAACAGACTTTACAATAGACTACAACCACGAGAAAGAATATTTTGAATTCTCATTGTCGATTCATGGAATATACCTAGGAAAGAGAAGAAGCGAATGGATAGCAGGGGTAGACGAGACTCGAATAATTCATATTCAGAAGAGCAAATCAAAAGAGTCCTCACAGGAATCGGAACCTCAATTGAGGGAGAAGTAGACTCCGACTTTCTGATCTTCTGCCCCTTCCATGGCAACTTTAGAACTCCTGCCGGAGAGATAGACAAAAGAACTGGAATCTTCTACTGCTTCTCCTGTCACAAGGTGGTAGAGCTAGAAGACTACGTTATGCACGTTTCGAACAGAACATACTTTGAAGCCGCACGGTATGTAAAGACTCGGGAACAAAGCACAACCATTGAGCAAGACATTGTTCGTCAGCTAGAAGAAAAGCCAATGTATGTTCAGTTTGACGATGTTCTTGTCAAAAGACTAAGCACGCAAGCCATGTCTTCACCCAGAGCAATGCGGTACTACAGAGGTCGATCAATCACAGAAGACTCCATTAAAAAGTTTTCTCTTGGCTATTCCGAGAAAATGGACATGGTTACTATACCTGTAGCGGCACCAGACGGAATGACCGTGGGCTTTGTTGGACGCTCCGTTGAGGGTAAAGAGTTTAAGAACACTCCCAAGCTGCCAAAGAGCAAGGTGTTGTTCAATTTGCACAGGGTAAAAGCATCGCGCCAGGTCTATGTGGTAGAGTCGTCTTTTGATGCCATTAGGTTAGACCAGGTAGGAATGCCAGCGGTAGCAACCTTGGGCGCAAACGTTTCAAACATTCAAACAGGCTTGCTTCAAAAATACTTTAACGACATTATTGTTGTTGCAGATAATGATGAAGCTGGAGGAAACATGAAGGACAGGCTTATCGAAAGGCTTGGCTCTCGTGTCTCTGTCGTCCAACTGGACAAACAGTACAAAGATATTGGCGATATGTCAGACGAGGCAATTGAGGAGATAAACTTCACATTTGACAAGTCCATTATGGCCATGTTACAATAAATAACAACCAAAGGAGAAACAAAAACTATGAGCGTAATCAAGGGACTAAAGAATATCAATGCCCTGCTTAATGAGCAAAAGTATGACGGTGGCTCAAAGGTTCGTTGGGTCAAGCTGGCTGACGGCCAGGCTGTCAAGATTCGTTTTGTTGAAGAGCTTGACGAAGATTCTGCCCACTACAATGAAGAGCGTGGTTTAGCCCTTGTTGTTAAGGAGCACCAGAACCCAAAGGATTACAGGCGCAAGGCTGTAGACACCATGGACGACGAGGGTCGTGATTGGGCAGAGGAAATGTACCGAAAAGACCCCAAGGGTAACTCAGGATGGAAAGCTCGCAAGCGCTTCTACTGCAACCTCTTGGTGGACGACGGCACAGAGGCCCCATATGTCGCGGTATGGTCAATGGGTGTCAGCAAGCAGTCCTCTGTCAATACTCTTATTGAGTATGCAATGGACACTGGTAGCGTGTCAAACCTTGTCTGGAAGCTAAAGCGTAACGGCGTAGGCACAGAGACAAGCTACATGCTTCTTCCAGGTGCTCCTGACTCGGAGCCTTTTGCATGGGGAGACACAAAGCCTCACGCTCTAGAAAAGGCTATCAACCAGATTCCTTATGCTGAGCAGGAGTCTTTCTACCTTGGCTTTGATGGTCCATCAGAGGCTTCCACTTCTGCAACCGCAGAGTGGTAAGATAGTTCTCGTGGGGTTCACCTTGTCTTTCTAAAAGTCAGGGTGGACCCTACACCAGTTTCTGCACACAAACGAGAGAGAGATTATTTTTTTGACTAGTTACGTACCACTACACGTTCACTCCGATTTCAGCCTATTTGATGGTATTGCAAAGCCCCAAGAGTATGTAGACCGAGCCGTATCTCTGGGCATGAGCGCAATCGCTCTAACCGATCACGGCACCTTGTCTGGTCACAGGCAGATGTACCGTGCTGCAAAAGAGGCAGGCATCAAGCCCATCTTGGGAATTGAGGGGTATATTACCAAAGACCGACTTGAGCACACAGACAAGAAGGCGCTTAACGACCCTCTTGACCTAAACTACAACCACTTGATTATTCTGGCAAAGGATGCCAAGGGTCTAGAGAATGTCAACAAGCTAAACGAGTTGGCATGGACAGAAGGCTTTTACCGGAAGCCCAGGATTGACTGGAAGATTCTGGAGAAGTTCAAAGAGGGCTTAATCATTACCTCTGGATGCCTCAGCGGAGTGTTGGCAAAAGCCATTGAGTCAGATAACCTTGCATATGCTAAGGACCATATTCTCTGGGCCAAGAAGGTATTCGGAGATGACTACTACATCGAGGTCATGCCTCACAACCCAGCAGAGATTAACCACATTCTTCTGGAGCTTGCCGATGAGTTTAAGATCAAGGCTGTCGTTACTCCAGACTGCCACCACTCAGGGCCAGAGCAAAAAGAAATCCAGGAGCTAAAGCTAATCCTGAACTCTTTCAGCAACAAGGTTATTCGTGGAACAACGTATGAAGAGTCTGCAAAGATTGACGACATGATGAAGCGTCTGGACTACCTCTACGGTGAGGACCGTCAAATGACCTTTAACAAGTTTGACATTCACTTGTTGTCAGACGAAGAGATGCACATTGCTATGAAAGCGCAGGGTATTGATCGAGAAGACATTTACCAAAATACCCTAGAGATTGCCGACAAGATTCAAGACTATAACATCAAAGATAACCTTGACCTTCTTCCAGCACAGTACCCCAAGCCCAATGAAGAACTTCGAAGCCTGTCTTTGGAGGGACTTAAGGCTCTAGGGTTCGAGGGCAACGAAGAGTATCTTGCAAGGCTTGAGGAAGAGCTACAGGTCATCTCAGACAAGAACTTTGCTCCGTACTTTTTGGTAGTAAGAAACATGATTGTTTGGGCCAAGAAAGAGGGAATCCTTGTAGGGCCAGGCCGAGGTTCAGCCGCAGGCTCGCTCCTTTGCTATGCTCTGGGGATTACAGACATTGACCCCATCAAGCATGGACTGCTCTTCTTTCGGTTCATCAACCCAGACAGAAACGACTTCCCCGATATCGATACTGATATCCAGGACTCTCGTCGTGACGAGGTAAAAGACTACCTGGTTCGCCAGTACCGCCACGTTGCATCAATTGCCACCTTTATGCAATTCAAGGGTAAGGGAATGATTAAGGACATTTCTCGTGTTCTTAATATCCCTCTTGCAGACGTAAACAAGGTTAACAAGACGATTGATACCTGGGAAGACTTCTGCTACTCCAAGCAGACAGAGTGGTTCAGGGACAAGTATCCAGAGATAGAGAAGTATGGAGAGCTTCTGCGCGGTAGGATTCGCGGTACAGGAATCCATGCGGCAGGAATTGTTACCTCTCGTGAGCCTATCTTCAAGATTGCTCCTCTAGAGACTCGTACAGACCCAAAGACCAAGCAGAGAATTCCTGTTGTTGGTGTTGACATGGAAGAGGCTGAGAGAATTGGCCTCATCAAGCTTGATGCTCTTGGTCTTAAGACTCTGACTGTCATTGATGATGCAATCAAGATCATCGCAGAGCGTCATGGAGAGAAGATTGTTCTTCTTGATATCGACATGCACGACAAGAGGGTTTACGAAATGCTTTCTTTCGGACACACTAAGGGAGTCTTCCAGTGTGAGGCCGCTCCCTACACGAACCTACTAGTCAAGATGGGTGTCAAGGATTTCAACGAACTTGCAGCATCTAACGCTCTGGTTCGACCAGGAGCTATGAACACAATCGGAAAAGACTACATTGCTCGCAAGCACGGGAAGCAGAAGATTTCATTCAGCCACACTGTGCTAAAAGAGTTTACGTCTGATACCTATGGTTGTATTCTGTACCAGGAGCAGGTCATGCAGGCCTGTGTCCAACTTGGTGGAATGAGCATGGTAGAGGCTGACAAGGTTCGCAAGATTATTGGCAAGAAGAAAGATGCCAAGGAGTTTGACGAGTTCCAGGATAAGTTTGTTGCCGGTGCCACACAGTTTATTGGTAAGACTGCTGCTGAGGATATGTGGCATGACTTTGAGGCTCACGCAGGGTACTCATTCAACAAGTCACACGCTGTAGCATACTCAACCCTTTCCTATTGGACTGCATGGCTCAAGTTCTACTACCCAATTGAGTTCATGTTCTCAATCCTAAAGAACGAGAAAGACAAGGATGACAGGACCGAGTATCTTATTGAGGCAAAGCGTATGGGCATTCCTGTTCGACTTCCCCATGTCAATGAGTCAGACCTTGACTTTAAGATTGAGGGCAAGGGGATTCGATTCGGTCTTACTGGAATCAAGTACATATCTGACAACATTGCGTCTAAGTACATTGCTCAGCGCCCCTTTGCATCTTACAAAGAGCTTGAGGAGTTTACCTTCACCAAGGGCAGTGGGACAAACAGTCGTGCGCTGGCATCGATGAAGTTAATCGGTGGTGCTACGTTTGATGACAATCCTCGTAATGATTTTGAGATTAAAGAGAACCTTTACGAGTACTTGGGGTTGCCAGAGTTTAACCTCTCTGTTCCTCCCCACTACCATGCCTTCATTAGCCCTGTAGAGGACTATGAGGAGAAGGGAGCCTTTATCCTCATGGGCATGGTGAAAGAGGTTAAGAGGGGCAAGGGTTGGACTAGGATAGAGCTTCTAGACAAGACTGGCTCGACTGGTATTTTTGATATCGAGGGTAGCACCATTGAGCCTGGAAAGACTTACATGATTCTTGCCAGTGACAATCGTGTAATGGAAGCCATTCCATCGGAAGATATCAAGGCGTCGAAGTCTAATCTAATTAAAATGCTTAACTACAAGCAGTTGCCATTCTCTGGTGAAGAACTCTTTGTGGTAGCCTTTAATGTCAGAGTGACAAAGACAACTGGTAAAAAAATGGCTAACCTCGTGGTTGCAGATACCTCTAGAGACCTAAAGTCTATAGTCGTGTTCCCCATGCAATTTGCGAAGGCATATATGAAAATTGAAGAGGGCAAGGCCTATAACCTTGAACTTGGACAAGCAAAAGACGGAACAATAACACTAGCCAACATCTTGGAGGATGCGAATGTTTGAAGAATTATCTAACGAAATTCATAGAAATGCGGTAGACAAGGGCTTCTGGCCTGAGAAGGTTGACGATATCTTCATCACCAAGCAGTTGATGATGATTGTCTCAGAAGCGGTAGAGGTCATGGAGGCTATTCGTAAGAGCCAGGGCAAGAGGGCTGTAGCAGACGAAATGGCAGACATTATCATCCGTACCTTGGACCTGCACGCAGGACTCCTAGAGCATGGCTATACAGACACCTCGCTGGCAGAAGCAGTCATGCACAAAGCGGCTGTCAATGTAAAGCGACCAGCACTGCATGGGGTCAAGTTCTAGTGGCTGTTACGGCGGCAGAGGTATTGGCCCAACTAAACCCAAAGCTTAAGAAGCTAATCACCACAGGAGACTCTGTAGAGGCCACAGAGTACCAAAAGACACCAAGCTTTGGCTTGAATCGTGCTCTAGGTGGGGGCCTTCCCTATGGTCGGCAGGTTCTCATCTGGGGAAACAAGTCAGCGGGCAAGTCTTCGTTCTGTTTGCAGATGGTTGCAGACGCTCAGAAGGAAGGCAAGCTTTGCGCCTGGATTGATTCGGAAATGTCTTTTGACGCTGAGTGGGCAAACCGTTTAGGGGTGGACGCTTCTGACCTCATCTATTCACAAGCCAGGACAATCAACGACATGGTAGACATTGGTGCCCACCTAATGGAAGCGGGAGTAGATTTGGTTGTTGTTGACTCAATCTCCGCTCTATTGCCAGCTATCTATTTTGAGAAAGATTCTGCTGACCTTAAGCAGCTTGAGAACACCAAGCAGATCGGTGCTGAGTCGAGAGACTTCTCGAATGCCTGGAAGATGCTTAATTATGCAAACAACAAGAACAGCAAGACCTTGTTCGTAATCATTAGTCAAGCAAGAAACCAGATCAACGCCATGTACACTATGGCGGCACCGATGGGCGGTAACGCAACAAAGTTTTACTCTTCAACAATCGTAAAGCTATTCTCTTCTGAGTCAGACAACCAGGCCATTAAGGGAAAGGTTGCCGTAGGAGACAAGCTGATTGAGCACAAGGTGGGTAGAAAAGTTAATTGGGATGTTCAGTTCTCCAAGACCTCTCCGGGCTTCCAGAACGGCTCCTATGACTTCTATTTCCGTGGGGACAAGATTGGTGTAGACACCGTTGGTGACCTTGTGGACACGGCAGAGCTTGCTGGACTGGTTAATCGAACTGGTGCTTGGTACCAGCTTGAGGACGGCACAAAGGTCCAGGGTAGAGATGGATTCGTAAAGCGAGTAAGTGAAGACAAAGAGCTATACAACTCACTAATGGAGCAACTAAATGGCTAAGTACACGGTATACCAGGGCGACCTAAAGTGCAGCAAGTGCCCAATGGACGTAAGGTCTTTTAGGCACTATCCCAATGCAGCAACACTTAGCTGGGCCTGTCCTGATAAGCATGTAACAGAGGTAAGCCTTAAGACAAGAAAGAATCGTGAGGACTTTGACTGAGCGAGGAGAGGCCAACAGGATAGGGGCCAAGTTACAGAAAAACAGTGGCCGTGGCAAGATTCAAAAGGGCGATGCCCGTTGGCACAACTTCATTGTAGACTTCAAGGAGTTTGGTAAAAGCTTTTCCTTGAGCAAGGATGTTTGGGCAAAGGCATCAACGGATGCCATGCGCCAGCAGTCAGACCCCATGATTATTGTCGTCTTGGGTTCACCCGATGAATCAAAGACTAGGTTAGCAGTTGTAGAGTTGGCTCTGCTAGAACAGATGTTAGATGAGTTACAAGATACTAAGACATGAGAGACCCTAGGATTGGTGTATAATTATTAATATGCAAGAAAACACAGATGGTCAGACTACTATCGACATGGTAAATGGTCTAGCAGATATTGCGGATTACATGAATGATAAAGAGCTTACCGATGCTCTAGTCATGATATCTAAACTAATTATAAAGCCAGATATCCCTCTAAACATAGCGACGATTGAAATTGTGAGACTACAAGCGATTGCAGCAAAAATGTCATTTAGGGCTACCTGGTTAACTAACGTCGATAAGACAGATAGGGCACGCAAGAATATATATTACACTGCTGCTGAGAGCATCAACAACTTAGTTTCAGCACTAAAGTATATTCTTCGCTAGGAAAATTATGAAAAATCTAATCAGTGAAGTAATGGAGCGACCAGTTCGGGTAAAGAAAGACCCAATCGACCCAGAGGGCATCATTGCAAAGATCAGAGAGGGGTACACAGTAAACCGTGGCCCCAAGTATCAGCAGAAGAAAAGCTTTGCACCGTCCACTGTGGCATACTCTCACGGAGAATGCGCCAGGTACTGGTACTTAGCTTTTGAGGGCGGAGTCTTTGAGGACAACGCAGATGCTTTTGCTGGTGCCAACATGACTAACGGAACAAAGTCTCACGAGCGAATCCAGCAGGCTATGGCTGATTCTGGAATGCTTGTAGATTCTGAGTTCAAGGTCATCAGCCAAGACCCTCCAATTTTCGGGTATGGAGATGTTCTTTTAGACTGGCAAGGAGAAGTCCTTCTAGGAGAAATTAAGACCATGATGAATGAAGGCTTCGAGTATCGCAAGATTAACGAGAGGCCCAAAGCAGGACACCTTATTCAGCTTCTCATTTACATGAAGATTCTTAATAAGCAAAAGGCAGTCCTCATTTATGAAAACAAGAACAACCACGAGTTGCTGGTTCTTCCTGTTGAGATGAATGAGTATTACAAAAAGTGGGTAGACCAAGCATTTGAGTGGATGCGAGAGGTTCGTACTGCGTGGGAAGAAAAGACCCTTCCAGTAAAGAACTATCGATCAAACTCAAGAATCTGCAAGACTTGTCCTTTGTACAAGATTTGTGCAGAAGCTGGAACTGGAGAGATCAAGATTAAGTCTCTGGAGCAGATAGATGAAAAGCTGTCAGTGGTGTGAGAACGCCTTCGTAGCAAGAGTAAAGTATCAGATATATTGTTCTGACTCTTGTAGGGAAGGTGCTACCAAGCAAAAGATTGCAGACCGCTACGCGATTGCGAGGCGCACGAGGCTAATGTCTAAGACTAGGCTTTGTGCGTCTTGCAAGCTTCCCCTGTCGGCATACAACGACGAAGAAGTTTGTCAGGCTTGCTTGGTAAATCCAAAAGATGTAAAGAAAGCACTTAAAGAAATTAAATCAATCTCTAGGGGAGGGAGCAGAAATGAGTAAGAAAATCTGTTCCATTGACGCTAGTACAAACAACATAGCTTTTGCTCTCTTTGATTCAAATACTTTGTTGATGGTTGGAAAGATAAACTTTGTTGGAAGAAACACTTACGAAAAAGTTGCAGACTCGGCCAAGAAGATTAGAGACTTTTTTGCCCTAGAGCTTATGCAAGGCATAGATGCCATTGTCATTGAGCACACGGTATTTATGAACAGTCCCAAGACTTTGGCTGACCTTACCCTGGTTCAGGGCGCGGTATTGGGAGCGGCCTCCACAGCGGGGGTACCAGTCATAAAGAGTACAAACCCTATGGCTTGGCAGTCCTTCATTGGTAACAACCGATTGACAAAGGCAGAACAACAAGAGATTAAGGACTTCTATCCAGGTAAAACAGAGGCTTGGTACAAGAAGGCTTCCCGAGAAGTTAGAAAGCAGAGAACAATAGAGTTTGTGGAAGAGCACTACGGTAGGGTAGTATTGGACAATGATGTGTCTGATGCAATCGGAGTTGGACACTATGCCGTTCACAACTGGGAGAAGCTAAACAATGGCTAATAAGCTATACCAGTCTGAGGCCTGGCTCCGCAAACGCTTTCATCTTGATAGAAAAACACCAGAGCAAATAGCCGCTGAGTGCGGAGCAAGTGTAGAAACCATTTACGTTTATTTGGCAAAATTTAAATTAAGGAAAAGTAGAAGATGACATTTGATGTTTACGAACCAAGAAAAAGTGCTACCCGGTATGCAAAAATGGGGCCTCCCTTTCAGCACTCTCCCGCAGAAGTATTTCAGCAGGCAGCAGAAGACCTGGTTAATCGCCCGACGCACTACACAAGCCACCCTAGCGGCGTAGAGGCAATCCAGATTACTCGGCACTATGACTTTGCCATTGGAAATGCAATTAAGTATTTGTGGAGGGCTGGACTAAAGAAAGACCAAAGCAAGAAAGACAGAGACAAAGAGGTGGAGGACTTGAAGAAGGCGGTCTTCTATATCAATGACAAGATTGCTACTCTTGAGGGTAAAGCATAATGGGTCGCCACAAGAAAGTGGCGGTACAGCCACCACCGTCTATTTTTATTAAGGACACCTCGCCCTTAACGCTACCCTCTGGCGGAGTGCTAGAACAGGGAGACGTATTCCGGGTACACGGAGAGTACGGAACAAGGTTTAAGTTTTTTAGTCTTACCACCAATAAAGAAACAGGTGTTTCTTGGGTGGACTGCTTTGAGGTCTACAAGCTTAGAAGCGGTGTTATGAGGTCGTTCTACATAGAAAGAATCAAGAAGATTCCTGTAAGGAGGAAGCGCCGTGTCAAGTGAAAATGATTTGGTAGAACACCTTGACCAGATGAACAAGGTTGTATCAAAATACTTAGAGGGAAACGATGAGACAAAGATTGCTCGTCAGTTAAGCCTACCCAGGCAAAAGGTCGTGGCCTTTCTGGGGGAATGGCGACAAATGGCATCCAACAATGCTGCAATCAGAGAGAGGGCCAGAGAAGCCCTTGTAGCCGCTGATACCCACTACAGCAAGTTAATCCAGCAGGCCTATGAAGTTATTGATGAGGCAGGAAGCCAAGGAAACTTGTCAGCCAAGAACTCTGCTATCAAGCTAATTCTTGACATTGAGTCCAGAAGAATTGAGATGCTGCAAAAGGCTGGTCTCCTAGAAAATAAAGAGCTTGCCGAAGAGATGATGGAGATTGAGCGCAAGCAAGATGTTCTTATGAGCATCCTGAAAGACATTGCCAAGGACTATCCACAGGTTCGTGATGAAATCATGAGACGCTTGTCTTCTGCCGCTAAAGAGGGAGAGGCAATCGTTATTGTTCAGAATCCGGTGGTCAAGTAATGTTTGATGACTTCCTAGATGCACTCAAGGACAATCCTTTTATAGAGACTCCTGTAGATGTAAAGACATTTGTTGAGGGCGAAGACTACCTTGCACAGCCGCCGCTCTCAAGCATCCAGTACGACATAGTAGAGGCAATGAGTCAAATCTACCGTCTGGAAGAGTTGCAGCAAGTGATGGGCACCGTTGCTGGACAAAAGCACCACAAGAAGTACACCAAGAATGAACTGATTTTGATGCTAGGAAAAGGAAGTGGGAAGGACTTTGTTTCTACTGTGGCCTGTGCTTACGTGGTATACAAGCTTCTCTGCCTTAAGGACCCTGCAAGGTACTACGGAAAGCCCAGTGGAGACGCTATTGATATTATCAACATCGCCATTAACGCTGCCCAGGCAAAGAACGTTTTCTTTAAGGGCTTTAGGACAAAGATTGAGAAATCACCCTGGTTTGCTGGAAAGTATTATTCCAAGGCAGACAGTATTGAGTTTGACCACTCTATAACCGTATACTCTGGCCACTCGGAAAGAGAGTCTCATGAGGGGCTGAACCTCTTAATGGCAGTTCTAGATGAGATTTCTGGATTTGCTACAGAGGTGGGGACTGGAAACGATCAAGGAAAAACTGCTGACAACATCTACAAGGCGTTCCGTGCATCAGTAGATTCTAGGTTTCCCGATGTGGGAAAGGTTGTGCTTCTTTCCTTCCCCCGTTATCCAGGAGACTTTATTTCTCAGAGATACGATAGCGTTATCCTTGAGAAGGAAGTTATTTCAAAGAGTCACAGTTTTATTATGAACGACGAGTTGCCAGAAGATATGGAGGGCAACTCACTAGACATTACCTGGGATGAAGACACAATTCTTTCTTACAAGATTCCTGGGGTATTCGCAATTAAAAGACCAACATGGGTCGTCAATCCCACCAGAAGAATAGAAGACTTTAAGCTAGCCTTCTATACAGACCTGGGAGATGCCATGATGCGATTTGCCTGTATACCCACCTATAGCTCTGATGCTTTCTTTAAGCAGGCAGACAAGGTACGTTCAGCAATGACCACGGTGAACCCCCTAGACACCAACAGGAGATTTCTTCCAAACTTTAAGCCTGACCCAGACAAGAAGTATTTCATTCATGCTGACCTTGCACAGCTTCATGATAAGTGTGCTGTAGCAATTGCTCACGTAGATAAGTGGGTAAACATTCAGGTCATTAAGGACTATCAGCAGGTCGCTCCAATTGTTGTTGTCGATGCCGTGGCATGGTGGGAGCCAAAGGTTGAGGGGCCAGTTAATCTTTCAGAGGTTAAGCAGTGGATTCAAAACCTTAGACGGCTTGGCTTTGACATTGGCATGGTCAGCTTTGACAGGTGGCAGAGCTTTGACATTCAGAATGAACTAAAGCAGGTTGGCATCAGAACAGAAACTGTATCTGTGGCAAAGAAGCATTACGAAGATATGGCTATGCTCATCTATGAAGACAGGCTTGCCATGCCAGCAATTGACTTGCTTTTCGAGGAGTTGACAGAGCTTAAGATAGTTAAGCAGAACAGAGTTGACCACCCTCGTAAAAAGTCTAAGGACTTGGCAGATGCTGTGTGCGGTGCAATTTTTGGAGCTATCTCTCACACACCAAAGGACACATTCGGTGAGATAGAGGTCCATACATTTAGGGATAGGCCAAAGACCACGGTAGCGCCACAGGACCATAACGTGGTACAATTAACTCCCAAGGAAATGCCGAACGATATAAAAGACTATCTTGACAGTTTTGGCTACCTATAAATAGAAGGTAGAATAGAATGTCGGCAGATATCGTATACTACTCCAACAGGTCAAACACTACACATAAGTTTGTCCAGAAGCTAGGAGTCGAGTCTTTAAGGATTCCGCAAAGCGGTGATTTCTTTGTTGACAAAGAGTATGTCTTGTTTGTTCCTACGTATGGGAGTGGGAACGACGGTCATAGTATTCCTAGACCAGTAGCAAATTTTTTAAACGTTCCCCGGAACAGAAGCCTCTTAATAGGGGTTGTGGGGTTTGGAAACACAAACTTCGGGGAACACTTTTGTAAGGCAGCAACCCTCATTTCAAATAAAACAGGGGTACCAATTTTGGCACGAGTAGAGCTTTTGGGGACACCAGAAGACGTAAAATTAGTTAAGGAAAGGCTAACACTACTAGATGAACAACTATAGCTATCACGATCTAAATGCAATGCTTAATTTGTGGGGACCAGACGGCAAGATTCAGTTCGACAAAGACAAGCAGGCAGCAAAGTCATACTTCCTAGACCATGTTAATCAAAACACGGTCTTCTTTCATTCTCTTGAGGAAAAGCTTGATTACCTTGTAGAGCAAGACTATTACGACAAGTCAATCTTGGACCAGTACTCTGTTGATTTTGTCAAGTCCTTGTTCAAGCAGGTGTACTCTCACAAGTTTAGGTTTGAAACCTTTCTGGGCGCATATAAGTTCTACACTGGGTACGCACTAAAGACGTTTGACGGTAAGCGATACCTGGAGCGATTTGAAGACCGAGTGGCCATGAATGGCCTCATGCTTGCCAGGGGCGATGAGAAGGTTGCTAAGGGCATCGTGGAAGAGCTTATCTCCGGTCGCTTCCAGCCAGCCACTCCAACCTTCCTGAACGCTGGTAAGGCCCAGCGAGGGGAGTATGTGTCCTGCTTCTTGCTTAGGATTGAAGACAACATGGAGTCCATTGCAAGAGCAATCAATTCATCATTGCAATTGTCTAAGCGTGGCGGTGGCGTGGCTCTTAACCTTACCAACTTGCGTGAGGCTGGTGCTCCCATCAAGAAGATCGAGGGGCAGTCCTCTGGCATTGTTCCAGTAATGAAGATGCTTGAAGACGCTTTCTCCTATGCTAACCAGCTAGGAGCCAGACAGGGCGCTGGCGCGGTATACCTGAACGCTCACCACCCAGACATTCTTACCTTTCTCGACACCAAGAGAGAGAACGCAGACGAGAAGATTAGGATTAAGACTCTTAGTCTTGGAGTTGTTATTCCCGATATCACCCTCAAGCTTGCAGGGAACAAGGAAGATCAGACAATGTATCTCTTCTCTCCCTATGACGTAGAGCGTGTGTACGGCATTCCCATGAGCGATATTTCTATTACAGAAAAGTATCAGGAGATGGTTGACAACCCAGAGATTAAAAAGACAAAGATCAATGCTCGCGTTCTGTTTGAGCGCATTGCAGAGGTTCAGTTTGAGTCTGGGTACCCCTACATCGTCTATGAAGACACAGTAAACAATGCTAACCCTATCGACGGTCGCATCAGCATGAGCAACCTGTGTTCAGAGATTTTGCAGGTAAGCACTCCAACAACCTACAACAATGACCTAAGTTACAAAAAGATTGGCAAGGACATTTCTTGCAATCTTGGCTCTCTTAACATTGCAAAAGCCATGGATTCCCCAGACCTTGGAAAGACTATTGAGATAGCCATTCGCTCTCTGACGGCGGTATCAGACCTAAGTTACATTGATTCCGTAATGTCTATTGCAGATGGTAATAGCAAGTCTCATGCCATTGGCCTTGGACAGATGAACCTTCACGGCTACCTTGGCCGTGAGCGCATCATGTACGGCTCAGAGGAGGGCATTGACTTCACAAATATCTACTTCTACACAGTTGCCTACCACGCAATTAAGGCATCTGCAAAGATTGCCCAAGAGCGTGGACAGCACTTTGAAGGCTTTGAGAAGTCAAAGTATGCCTCTGGTGAATACTTCGATAAGTATGTAAACAACGAGTGGTTGCCAGCAACAAAAAAGGTTGCAGGTATTTTTGCAGACTCTGGCATTGCAATTCCTACCCAAGAGGACTGGAAGTCATTGGCCAAGTTTGTAAAGAAGCACGGTATCTACAATCAGAATCTACAAGCTGTGCCACCAACAGGCTCTATCTCGTACATCAACAACTCAACAAGTTCTATCCACCCGATTGCATCTCAGATTGAGATTCGTAAAGAGGGTAAGCTTGGCAGGGTATATTTCCCAGCACCGTACCTCACTAACGAGAACAGGGAGTACTTCCAAGACGCATATGAGATCGGTCCTAGTGCTATAATTGATACCTACGCTGCGGCGACTCAGCACGTAGATCAGGGTCTGTCTCTAACGCTATTCTTTAAGGACACAGCAACTACAAGAGATGTAAACCGTGCTCAGATTTATGCATGGAAAAAGGGAATCAAGACGGTGTATTACATCAGAATCAGGCAGCTTGCTCTTGACGGAACCAGTCAGGAAGAGTGTGTGTCATGTCAGCTTTAGAAAGGCGCAAATTTTAAATGATATCAAGACCAATTAATTGGAACAAGGTTGACGACAATGTTGACCTAGAGGTGTGGAACAGGCTTACAGCAAACTTCTGGTTGCCAGAGAAGATTGCTTTGTCCAATGACGTTCAGTCGTGGGCATCGCTGACTCCAGAAGAAAAAGAGTTGACCATGAAGGTGTTTACGGGGCTTACCCTGCTAGACACGATTCAGGGCACGGTAGGGGCAATAAGCCTTATGAAGGACGTACAAACACCCCATGAAGAAGCTGTATTAACAAATATTGCATTTATGGAAAGTGTCCATGCCAGGTCATATTCTTCCGTGTTCTCAACCTTGACGACAACCTCGCAGATTGAAGATGTTTTTCGTTGGTCAGAGGAGAATCCTTTCTTGCAGAAGAAGGCACAGATTGTCATTGAGCACTATGGGGGCGATGACCCACTAAAGAAAAAGATTGCCTCCGTATTCCTGGAGTCATTCTTGTTCTACAGTGGGTTCTATCTTCCGTTGTACTGGTCAACTAGGGCAAAGCTAACCAACACAGCAGACCTCATCAGGCTGATTATCCGTGACGAAGCTGTTCATGGATACTACATCGGATACAAGTTTCAATTGGAGTTCGACAAGGCCTCACCAGAACGACAAGAGGATTTGAAGAACTACGCTTACACGTTGATGCTAGAGCTTTATGAGAATGAGGCACGGTACACGGCAGACCTTTACGACAGCCTTGGTCTAACCGAAGACGTAAAGAAGTTCCTCAACTACAACGGGAACAAGGCGTTGATGAATCTTGGATTTGATGCGCTGTTTGCTAAGGATGCTACAAACTTTAGTCCAGCAATCATGTCCTCGTTGTCACCAGGCGGTGAAGAGAACCACGACTTCTTTAGTGGTGGCGGCTCTTCTTATGTAATGCCAACGGTGGAATCAACCACTGACGATGACTGGGAACTATAACTAAATAGGTTAAGAGGCAGGCTCATTGGTATAGCGCCGGTGGGCCTGTTCTCGTTTTTCCGGGGCATGTGGTACACTATCATAATGGAAAACTTGCAATACTGGGAAGACCTAGCAAAGAAGCTAGAAGATAAAGAGTACAGAGAAGAGTTCTTCTTACAATCTCTGGCAACTGTCTGGATTGACAAAGACGAGCAACCCATGCTATGGTAGCAGGACACAATAAAACAATGCCTTGTTAGTTCAGCGGATAGAATACCTCTTTCCTAAAGAGTAGGTCACTGGTTCGAGTCCAGTACAGGGCACGCATTGAGTGATGATGTTTGTCATTCTTTTCAACGGAATGTAGCTCAGCTTGGTAGAGCGTTCGGTTTGGGTCCGAAAAGTCGCAAGTTCAACTCTTGTCATTCCGACTGTGGCTGTCGTCCAAAGGCAGGACAACAGTTTGTGGAACTGTGAATGAGGGTTCGATTCCCTCCGGTCACCGACACAATTAAATAGTGTATACTGTAATTAGCTCCACACAGGGCAAGGTCGCACTTTAGGATGGTTTGTTACCAAAATTCCGGGCCATATGCAAGGTTCTGTGTGGGGCATTACTTTTTGGTCATGAGCGCTGGGACGCAAAGGAGACTGTAAATCTCTTTCCAATCGGATAGACGAGTTCGATTCTCGGGCATGGCACTCAACGGTAAAATGTTGTGATACAATTGGAGCTATGATGAAAAAGCAAGTACAGAGAGCCTGGACAAACGTCCGTCTCTTTGGGCTGCTTGGAGTCAAGTAAAAAAGCTACTTGACAAAATCAATTGCAGCCCCTAGAATATATCTGGGGGCTTTCTGCATATGCACTTTTAAAAATAAACAGAGAAAAATTTGTATGCTTCTATAGCTCAGTTGGTCAGAGCATTCGCCTCTTAAGCGAAGGGTCCAAAGTTCAAGTCTTTGTGGAAGCACGCAATACAAAATGCCCCTGTAGCTTAGCTGGTTAGAGCATCCCGCTCATAACGGGACGGTCCTCGGTTCAAGTCCGAGTGGGGGCACTATCCTGGCGGTTCAAATCCGCATAAAAGCTGGTTGCAAACGGCTTTAGTCGCTGCTTTACTACGCGGGCGGTGATACCCATGGCGGGGCAGGGTACAGTTTTATGCTTCTATAGCTCAGGTGGTCAGAGCAACGCTCTTTTAAAGCGTGGGTCCTCGGTTCGAGTCCGAGTGGGGGTACGCAAGAAAATGTACCTATGGTGTTAACGGTAGCATGGCGGATTCCAAACCCGCTGGTTCGGGTTCAAATCCTGATGGGTGCGCTAAGGTGGCAACAGCCTTAAAATGTTGCATCCTGGGGTATTAGCATAGTGGTAATGCACGCGCCTTCCAAGCCTGTTAGGGGAGTTCGATTCTCCCATACCCCTCGAACCAAGTATTTCTCTTAATATTTGGTTTACGCCTCTTTAGCTCAGCCTGGCCAGAGCGTCGCTCTTGTAAAGCGAAAGTCATCAGTTCGAATCTGATAAGAGGCTCGTAATATTGGTTCGATAACTCAGAGGAAGAGTGCCTGCTTTACACGCAGGAGGTCGGGATTTCGAAATTCCCTCGAACCACTAGCCAGTATTGATAATAAAACACCAGCTAGCCTTCTAGCCGGTATTGTATTGTCAAAAGTATTGGGTGCGTATTAGATAGATCAAAATAAAGGAACTTACGAGGGGGATTAGCTCAATTGGTAGAGCGCCTGCTTTGCAAGCAGGAGGTCAGGAGTTCGATTCTCCTATCTTCCACTACTCACTTTAATTCGGTGGGTATGCTAAAATTAATCAGCAACACTAGTGGCGTATAGCTCAACGGCAGAGCAGGAAGCTGTTAACTTCAAGGTTCCTGGTTCGAATCCAGGTATGCCAGCCAAAAACAATACAGAGAATGAGAGGTGCAATGTCCACGGTAGCAATCCTTAACATGGGTGGCCAAGAAGTCCTTGGCATTGTTCCTATTCATAAGGCAATAACAATGATTCATAGGGGTGTAGCAAGGGTTCACACCCCATCGGGAAATGGCAAGTTTGGTCCTTACCTGATACCAGCGGCAGTTGAGTTAATCAAATACATATTTGCTAAGTGGAAATATGACCCCGGCAACAAGAGGTATTCTAAAAAAGCTGTTATGGAAAGAGACTTTTTTCTTTGCGGGTACTGTAAGGGTAAGGCCACAACTGTTGACCACATTATCCCCAAGTGCAATGGTGGTGGTTCTAGTTGGCTTAATGTTGTAGCAGCTTGTCAAAGGTGTAACCAGAAGAAGGGTGGGAGGACCCCTGAGAGCGCTGGGATGAAGCTCAAGGTTGTTCCACACAAGCCTTAGTAGAAACTGGTTTACGGTCCAGTCAAAGCCGTACACATGCCCTCATAGCTCAGTGGATAGAGTTGCTGGTTTCTACCCAGTCGGTCGGGAGTTCGAATCTCTCTGAGGGCGCAATGATAAAACACTTACCCCGTTCGTCTAACGGCAAGACGCGAGTCTTTGGCACTCGTTATCGAGGTTCGAATCCTTGACGGGGTGCCAACAAAAAGGAGATGGTGCATGTTCAATAAATGGTATACAAGAAAGAGTTTGGATGCCGCCTTTAATCAAGGAATGGAAGCCGGAGAGAGTCTTGGAAGCTTTAAGGCCAGCGAGGAGGCGCGCAAAGCATTTAACGAAGGAAGCATTGAGTTTTGGTTAGAAAAAAATAGGGCCAAAACAATGGAGGAGTGGGAGGACTGGGAAAAAGAAAACGGCCCCCTGTAGGATAAACCCTATGATTGCAATGATAAAATAAAACTGATATACTTTACGTGGGGGGAAAACCCTAAAATTGGAGGGTGATATGGTAGGGTTTCAAACGTTTTGGAACTACGCATTTGAGCGTGCTGCAAAAACGGTAGCTCAAACAGCAGTAGCTCTATTAACAGTAGAAAGCATAATTGAAATAACTGAAATAGATTGGGCACTTGTTGGTGGTGCAGCAGCACTCGCTGGTTTAGTGTCAATCTTGACTTCGATAACAAGTTTTGATTTTGCAGCAAACAGAACAGTAGTTTCTCAAATTAATCAAAACACTCAAGAGACAAAAATAGTCAAGGACAATCAGTAAAAATAGGAGAATCTGTGGCAGTCTATGAATATTCTTGCACATCTTGCAAGAGGAATAGCTTGGTCACTAGAAGTATAAATGAGGGTGCCGCAGTCTCTTTATGTGAGATTTGCGGCATCTCCCTTAAGAGGATATACTCTAGTGTAGGAGTTGCATTTAATGGTGCTGGTTTTTACCGCACAGACAACCGTGGAAGGTAATGCTTATGATAGACGTAGTTGAAGAAGTTGCCGCAGAAGACAAACTTGCTGCCACGGACAGGTGTGATAGCTGCGGTGCCCAGGCCTATGTTTTGGCGCTGGGGGTATCTGGAGAGCTAATGTTTTGCGGTCACCACTACAAGAAGATACAAGCCAGCGATGCTGGAAAAGAAGCGCTGAGCAAGTTTGCCTTTGAGGTAGTTGACGAGCGTCATAGGATTAGCGCTAAGTCTTCTTAGTGTTTAGGTGATTCCTTGGAATATTTAGTGGGGGCTTTTTTCGGCTCGGTTATGTTCATTGTCATTAGTCTTGTCCTGAATAGGCCAAGCACCAAATCTGTGCCGGTAGTTAGGTATTCACAATCGCGTCTAATTCAGTTGATTAGCTTAACAGACATTGACTACAGTGTGTCCTATGAGGAAGACGACAGATCAGATGATGACGACGATGACGATTCAGAAGACTTTGTTGTTGTTTTCTTAGAAAACAGGGCTTACTGGATTGAGGGGGACGACTTCTTTGTTGCAGATACAGAGGAGGACGAAGTTCTCGTTGACACAAAAGCAAAAGTTGACACAATGACCATGAGTCCTGTAGAATTAAAGAAGCTAATAAAGGTAGTAGAAATATTGAGGGGTAACGCATGATAATTGGAGTACAGGGAAGTAAAAACTTTTCGGACTATGCAATCTTTATGAGAGCTATGGGTACAGCATTAAGTTCAATGAAAGAGGGAGACTCCTCTATTGCTATCTTTTCTGCTGGACCACATAAAGTAAACAGCATGGTGTCGGAGTTCGTAAACATTTCTGAACGAGGAGTTAAGGCAAGAGGAATGTCTATTAAGATGGTTCGCTTTGCCCCTTCTTGGATTAAGTCCAACATGAGTTCTATCGATCACTTCATCTATCTCAGCTTACCTAAAGAACCATTGTCCGATCTTGTCCGTGAAGCAGAAGATAAGGATATCTTTGTTGGAGTATACAGGTACTAGTTTAAGCAACAGAGAGAAGTCTTTTCTTTCTGTAGCCAGGTACCTTGCAACCAAGTCAACCTCTAGGCGAAGGCATGGTGCCATTATTGTCAAGTCTGGTAGGGTTCTCGGTTCGGGGTACAACAAAGATAGAAACGACCCGCTATACGTTTCTCCTCATCACATAAAGACCCACTGCTCTCGGCACGCAGAGATTAGCGCAATTCTTGATGCCAACAGCAATGTTGGTGGAGCAGTCCTGTATGTTGCAAGAGTCAACAGGCAGGGAAAAGACAGAAATAGCAGGCCATGCCAAAGGTGTGCGTCAGTTATCGAGGTCTTGAAAATAAAAAAAGTAATCTATACAGAAAGTGAATAACATGAATATCACATCACTTGAAAAAATGGAAGAAATTGTCAAAAACAACAAGACTCTTTCTTGGGACGGCTGGACAGTAGTTGCAAAAAAGCATTCATCCTCGGCCTGGATGCGACCTAATGCAGTTTTTGTTCACGGCAAGTGGTACCAGGCAGACAGGTTTGAGCCGGGAATTTTGGGCTGGAAGATGCCTCACAGTCTTGTGAGGTAGCCCATTGAATAGGCATGAATGGAAAGACAAGGCTAGCTGTCTTTCTAGAGATACCAAAGATATGTTTGAGGGTTATGAAGAAGACCCAGACCTTAGAAAGCAGATAGACTCCATGTGTGGGGCCTGTCCTGTTCGAAAGGAATGCTTTGCCGTAGGGGTCTCACAAAAAGAGTGGGGCGTTTGGGGCGGGGTATACATTGAGAATGGCAAAATCTCTAGAGAGTTTAACAATCACAAGACCAAAAAAGACTGGGCAATAACCTGGCAAAACCTAACAATGGATACAGAATGAGTGAAGACTCTACGCTATACACACCATCTATGAGGAGAGCATTCAGAAGCGTTCTAGCGCCCAAGGGCCTAGATGTGTCTGTGGCAGAGCATTCCCATCAGGGAACGCTGCTCTTCTTAGAGCTAATCGTTAGCGAAAAGCAAATTATGTCTCTGGGGGTTGACAACCAGAGGAGGGCAATGGTATATTTAATGAAAGTCTCAGACGCTCTTATGCAAGAGGGTGCCGTCGTTCAAATATCTAGGAGTGAATAGTGCAATTTGATTGGTTAAGCCTCACGGCTTTTATTATATACTCTGTTGTTCTTACTGGAATGTTTGTCTTGCTGATGATTCAGCAGGCAGGTGCCAGAAGGCTTAAGGAACAAAGAGACCAAGCACTCATTGATAAGTTTTTTCTCTATGGAGAAATTCAAAACTTTAAAGATGCTGGCGGCGTATCCGAGTCCGAGTCTTTTATTGCTTACCTATCTAATTCTAGAGAGTCTGCTTACGAATACATTGCAGAAGTACAGACAGAAATTAAGGGGTTAATTGTTGCCTGGAACGGTCTTAGTCAGCCTCCAGCATCACCGCGATTAAATGATGCGTACCAAAATCTGGTAGCCATGTTGCCGAAAGGAAAAGATGACTAGTCTAATTGCAGCAAAAAAACAAACAGAGGTTAGGGCTGTTCAGCTTTGTTGGGCAGACATGGATGATGTGTACGGGGTTCTTTGGGAAATAATTAACCCATATAGCCTGTACAAGATTGGACCAGAAGACGTAAGCGACACATGCAGAGAGCACGGTCCAGAATATCTTGCTCTTGAGGTTCCTACGAAAGATGGAGTATCTGTTGCTGTGCATGGAGATTACATAATCAGGACAGATGAGGGAGACTTCTCCATACTTCATCCAAAAGTCTTTGAGAAGGAGTACGATATCATCACAGAACTGCCATAGCTATACCGCGTGAACGGCATACCTCAAGGTTCGAGTCTTTGGCACGCACACGCTAGAACCACAGAATTACCACACCACAAACTAATTCATATTGTGACAGGAGAATATTCGTAATGCGTATTGCAAAAATTGTAGTTGATGGACATGACCCAATTGTTGTAGAAATCCCAGATGTAACTTATGAGGGGTTAGCAGGCAAAAACTCTTACTTTCATGCTGGTCAATGGAGTTTTAGTGTCTATGACGATGGAGACCCCGAGCATGTGAAGTCCTCAATTGGTTCATACATTGCTTGGCACCTAGTTCTTGAAGGAATGGAAAGGCCATGATGGAGTTTCTCGGCTATGCTGTGTCCGGTATTCTTTTAGCTCCAGTAGCTCTTCTAGTCGTTATGCTTTCTTCTGGATTCCTGTTTGGCCTATCTGAACGAAGAGAAAGAAAGAAAAAAGAAAAGGGTGGCCGTCATGCCTCTTAGCGTAGAAATAAAGATAAACGGAATTTCTTTAGAAACAATTCACATTGGTAGAATGGCCAGCGGAGGAACTCGACCCAATGATATAAATAATTACTTAGTCGTCAACGGGCAATTCCCCTCCAATTATGAGGCTTGGAACCATGATGGTGTGCAGTTCCAGCATAGATACGGAGATGGTGCCGTCGAGTGCGTCAGGCTTGCTCTGCAAGCGCTAAAGGAGAAGATATGAATAAGAAAGAGCCAGATGCGCCACCAGCCGCTGAGCCAGAGGGGAATGCGTCCATTGCAGGCTTTGTAAAATCAAGACCAGAGAACAATGACCACTACATCAATCAGTTTAAAAAAGACGAGTGGTATCCAGCCATTCTAAAGGCTCACAACGATTTGACTGCCGTTGTTCCGGGGTATAACATTGACCAAATCAAGGAAAAGTTTGGCTCACTCAGGTATTACATAAGCCTTCCAGAAGAGGTTAATGAAGGCGCAAGAGCAAAAGCCTATCATATCGTAGATAGGGCTGAGGCCTGGGTTGATGGATGGGAAGCCTCCAAATGGAAGTTGACCAAGCACAAATATAAATATGCGGCAAAACAAAAGAAATAAAACAAACAGTATGGGAGAGTTAGTGCTAGATAAGATTAATGTACTAGACAAGGGATACGTTCGTCTAGTTGACGCTATGGGTACCGATCTTTCGGTTGTTAATGCCGCGAGGGTATCTTATGACAAAGAAACTCAAGAGTTAACAGAAAAAGACAAGAGGCTCATTAACTTTCTTGTAAGGGAAAAGCACACCTCTCCATTTAGGCACGCCTCATTAACGTTTGAGGTCTATGCTCCTCTCTTTGTTGCTAGGCAGTGGTGGAAGTATGCAGTCTCTTCTTCTCATGTTGACGATCAAAATGGTTGGAACGAGAGTTCCCGACGGTATATTACAGAGGATGAAGAGTTTTACATTCCATTAGAAGACCAATGGAGAAGCCGTCCAGAGAATAGCAAACAGGGTAGTGGAGAGCCAGTTAACGTAGAGATAGGCTCTAGGTTTTTTAACAGACTTGAAGAGACCGTTGCCAACGGTACCAGGCTATATCATGAAGCTATTGAGGATGGAATTGCCCCAGAGCAAGCTCGACTATTCCTTCCAGCATATGCAATGTATGTCCGTTGGCGTTGGACAACATCGCTACAAGGAGCTATGACATTCCTTGAGCAAAGGCTTCCCCATGATGCTCAGTCAGAAATTAGGGAGTATGCCAATGCAGTCTTAGAGTTAAGCAAAGACAAGTTTCCTGTAACCTTTGAATCGTGGGGTATTTCACAATGATGAATGAAAGTCTAAGCACTGTAGATAAAGAAATCTACGAGGTATTGGAAAAAGAGTTGCACCGTCAGAGAACTACCCTAGAGATGATTGCAAGTGAAAACTTTGCTCCTGTCTCTGTGTTGGAAGCTCAGGGTAGCGTCCTTACAAATAAGTATGCTGAGGGATACCCCGGAAAGCGATACTACGGTGGCTGTGAGTTCGTAGACGTTGCTGAAAACCTTGCCATTGATAGGGCAAAGAGTTTGTTTGGTGCCGCCTATGCTAACGTACAGCCACACTCTGGCTCAAGTGCTAGTGCCGCTGTCCTACATGCACTGGCAAAGCCCGGAGATACCATTCTAGGCCTTGACCTGGCACATGGTGGTCACCTGACGCATGGCATGAGGCTAAACTTCTCCGGTACAATATACAACTCTGCTTCATATCAGGTAGACCCACTAACAAACTTAGTAGATATGAACCACGTTAGAGACAGGGCTAGGAAGGAAAGGCCCACTGTCCTCATTGCTGGGTGGTCTGCCTACTCCAGGCACTTAGACTTTCAGGAGTTTAGGGATATTGCTGACGAGGTGGGGGCCTATCTTTGGGTAGACATGGCACACTTTGCTGGCCTGGTTGCTGCAAAGCTTCACCCTTCGCCAGTGCCTTATGCAGACGTTGTTTCTAACACCATGCACAAGACGCTAGGAGGCCCTAGGGCTGGACTAATCCTTAGCCGCCATGAAGAACTTGGTCCTAAGCTTAATAGGGCCGTGTTCCCTGGTCAGCAGGGTGGTCCACTTATGCATGTCATTGCCGCCAAAGCCGTGGCCCTAAAGCTTGCAGCCACAGATGAATTTGTGGAGAAGCAACAGAGGACTATTGATGGGGCAAAGATTCTTGCAAAGAGGCTTTCCGAACAGGACTGTGCAAATTCCGGGGTAGAGGTAATGACTGGTGGAACAGATGTGCATCTTGTGCTAGTAAACCTTAGTAAGTCAGACATTGATGGAAAAACAGGAGAAGAGATGTTGCACCAGGTTGGCATCACAGTCAATAGAAATGCAGTTCCCTTCGACACCAGGCCACCAATGATTACTTCTGGTTTAAGGATTGGCACACCAGCCCTAGCGACAAGGGGCTTTCAGGAGGAGGACTTCGCAGAGGTGTCTGATATTATTGCAGAAACTCTTTTGAAGAAGTCCAACAGGCACAAGCTATCTCTTCGGGTAGGCAGGCTAGCAGAAAAGTTTCCTCTTTATGAAACCCTCTAGCTGAACTTGAATAGTGTGTCAAAGGTTGCTACCATGGTATGCAGGCCTTCGAGTAGGTGAAAAGCCTACGCTTGGGGTGGTAGCATAACTGGTAAATGCAGAACGCTTATATCGTTCCGACAGAGGGTTCAAGCCCCTCCCACCCTACCCAGCAATTTTAAAACAAACAATTAAGGAGAATGCTTATGGCAGAAAAAATGGTACAAACTGGTTATGGAACTCCCGTTCAAGACGTTCCCAGGGAGCTAGAGTTGGTAAGAACTAAAGCTGCCGAAAAGCAGGCGCGGTACAGGAAAAACAAGACTGTAGTCGAAAAACAAAGTAATGAAAGATACATCAAGCAGGAAAGCAAGAGGGCCACTCGCCCACAGATCGATCAGAACGGAACCCTATATCTGGCGATAGTGCTTTCAGTCATTACGTTCTTGGCATCAGCCGCACTCGTTGCTAATGGAACTATCGGTGTGGCAGTGTTTATGGGGCTAGCTTATGACTGGCTGGCTTGGCTAGTCTTTGGTGCCCTTGAGGTAGCTATCCTAACCTTCCTGCTGTTCTATTTGATGATTGGTTCTCGTTCAGAAGACCAGGGCGGCGGAGAGAAGGTTGCAGAGCTTTGGTTTAGGCTAATGGTTGGTTTCTCTGCGATTGTTATTGTTGCAAACGGATTCCACACTCTTGAGTTCTGGAACTTTGCTTGGCAAGAGCCTAGGATGTATGTAGGTGCCGCTCTATCAATGATCGTTCCACTGTCTTACGTGCTTGTCTCAAAGGGGCTTTCAACCGTAGTATTTGCTAAGTCTATAAAAGCTTAGCCCCACAGCCCCTGTAGCTCATTGATAGAGCACCGAACGGCAGACGACAGCGGATTAGTCCTCGTAAAAGGCTACGCACTGTATCGGTTGTAGTGAGTTTGATTCTCACCAGGAGCACCAATTATTTTTCGTACTGGCTTTTGCTGGGGAACATATCAAAAAGAATGTCTTTGCCCAGGGTAGCAAAAGACGCATCATTGCTAGATAGGTAAGGGCTAACTCCACTAAGGTAGTCGTATGAATGACTCATAGAGGAGCCACTCTCATACACCTTAATGTCCTTGGTTTCCTCTCCACCAATATCAAAGATGTTTCCGTAGGCAGTTCTTATCATAAGATAGTTTCTTCTTTGTGCCTCGTCTATTCCACTCTTGGTAATTTGCATGGGGACATGCATCTCGTAATCTATTGGATGCTGGTGACCAGAGGCTTTAAGTTTTCTATATGTAAGCATTAGCCTCTTTGTGTATGAACCCTGTGAAGAAAGTTTGGAGTACTGAGCAATCTTTTTTGAAAGAAGTCCTCCATTTAATACTGGGATGTTTGATAGTTTTTTTATTGTAAAAAAGTCATCGTTCATCATAATGATGCTTTCTGAAACGTGTGGGTTAGACACTGCCGCTTTCCAGTTTGCTTTTGCATTCTCCTGTTTGCTTTGCTGCTGAGGCACCTCTATGTAGTCTCCTAGGTACCAGTCTGGCTTGCCCCCCACAACCCACACACGACCGCTGGGCAGGTTTTCAGCGGTAGCCCTAAGCGAATACCTAAGCTCTTCATTGTCACCATCACGACAGATATAAACGTAGTCCATACTCTAATTTTATCACAGTGCTATACTTGTCTTATATGTTGAAGGCATCTGAATACCTCCCTGTACTGAGACGGTACAAAGAGAGTAGCGGCTGCATGGATTGTCACGCTGAATACCCCCATTACATGCTAGAGTTCGATCACAGGCCGGAACACAAGAAGCTTGACAACGTTTACAGGGTCTTGAAGAAGTATGGAGTTGACATGGCGTGGAAAGAGATATCCAAGTGTGATGTGGTCTGTGCTAATTGTCACAAGATCAGGACATGGCAACGACTTGAAGATTCTTAATATGTTTGGTACACTTGTAACATAACTAAACATGGGAGTGACAGGTTTCGATTGGTCACATAGACCGAGGGAAGCACGCAGCGCTGGGTAGCGCTTTAGAAATTGCTCAAACCAAATAAGTGCAAGCAACCAAAGCACATACGCTCTAGCTGCCTAACAGTGGCTCCAGCACCCAATTAGCAGTGGTTTCGCTGGGCAATTGGTTCTTTAAATAATGAAGCAACGCCTTACCTTTGAACCAGTTTGTGCATTAGGGTTAGTACATATGCACGATGTAACACAGAACTAACTAAGCGTGTAGAAGACTCGTAACATTTGTTCCAAGACGGGGTTTCGACTACCCCCACTTCCACCAACAGAACAGGCCCCCAGGTATTCTCCTAGGGGCCTTTCTGCTTGTTTAAGCTGTTTATCACTTAGGGGGGAAGTCTTTTATCCGCCCAACACAGTTAGAGAGCTTCTTCTGTGGGCGACTGTTGTGTCTGTTGCTTTTCCATCTCGGTAAAGGGTGATGACAACAGCAGGATTTTCTGCGGTACCGCTAATATCAAAGTCTGTTCCAGGAACCTTATAAGAGCCACTAGAGATAAGCCTACGAACCTTGCCAGTAGCCCTACCACCAGAGCTATTCCAAGAAACCATTTGGCCAGCCCTTACGCTTTCGGCCTTAAAGACTTCTGACAGTTGCTTGACATTGGTGTGGTCTGTTCCAAAATTAGAGAATAACATTTTTTCTTCATTCCTTTTCACTATAGATTTTGACCAGGCAAAACCTGGGTCTCCTCCCCAAGCTTCCCACATTATTCTGCCGTTGCTTGGATTGGATGTGTTGTAAAAGTCTTTTCCTTTTTTGTCAACTTCGTGACGAGCAAAGAACGAATACATTCTTTTTACTACACTGAGAGACATGGACCTTCCAGAAGCAATATCTGTTGCTCTGCCCCAGCCAACTGGTGTCCCAGCCCCTGTGGATTTACCTTCTTGCTTCCATTTTAAAGCACGCTTCGCCGCCGCTTTCATTCCCTCAACAGGGAAATAAGATTCTGCTTTTGAAAAGTTACTCACTTCTAAATACTTCTGTAAGTCTTTGAGCCTTGGTGTGATCTGTTCCGAATCCATAAAACATTTCAGTACTCTTTGCAGGCTCGGCACCCATCGTCATGGCATCATCTTCTTCATCAATAAACTCAACAGGGGTAGCCTTGTCAGACGAGCACAGAATGTATTCATCACAGCCATACCATTCTCCGTCTTCGTCCTGCTTAAAAACTCTAATGAATAGTGCTGGGTTTTCTTCGGAGGCCTGGACTGTCATTTCATCACCAGGTTGACCAACAGAGCCAGCAGTCATAACGTGGACCACTTGTCCAACCACAGTTTTTTCGTCTCCATAGGAGGCTAATACAAAGCCACCTTCTTCAAGCATCATCTTCTCCATACCGTCTTTGTTCTTCATACGGTAGGACTTTCGTTTCTTTTTCTTGTCATAGTCTGAATAGGTCATAGTTTATTATATCAGAACATTGTCGGTTGCAGACGCAACAAAAAAGTTTAGCTAGGGTATGCCATTACCCGTTTTCGATTATTTCAATGAGGTCGTAACCAAGGGTAGAGAAAAACCTATCTGCCTCTACACCAAAGTAGAAGTCTCTTATCTCTTCTTCTTCAATCATAGACACGAGTATGTTTACAATTCTAGCCTTTTCGTCAACGACCCCATCAAGATAATCTTTCATATATCTATACTACCAGGTCTTCTAGAACTAATCCAACAATCTTATCTGCCAGCAAAAACGGGGTAGGGCATTCTGGGTCTAAGCAATCACATGGGCAATGCTTCTTTAGAACTTCCATAACTTTGTTTACAGCATCTAGTCTATACAATGTCTTCCCATTCTCCTATATCCCTTGACTGAACGGTGTGCCCAAGAACCAAAAGCTTTTGAGCAAAGTGCTCGTCAATCATGGGGTTTGCATGTGGAATAAATTTGGTTACCTTGTTCAGGATTCTATATTCTTTCATGTTCCAATTCTCTCACACTTTACCGTAAAGTTCAAGGCTTTTCCTCTTTGCTTCTTAATGCCGTACCACCAATAATAAGGGCACAGGAGATGATTACAAGGTTCTTAATTATGTACTGACCCTCAAGGGTAAGTCCAAAAGGAAAAACGGTAAAGCAAACTGCGGGAAGAAGAATCAATGGCAAGAACGTAGCAGGCATTTGAGGTGCCAAAAGAAGTAACGCCACTCTGGTTAGGGGTGGAAAGAGAAAAGCCAATCCAATTGCAACTTCCCAAAGCCCAATTAGTGGAATGATTATTTCGGGGGTAAGCCAATAAATCGTGGCAGCAACTAAGTCATAGGCTGGACTAAGCTCTCCAAACATCTTAAGAGCACCAAACCAAACAAAGATTACTCCAATAGAAAACCTAGCAAACTTAATGCCAAAATTATCCATTGTCCATACGACTAGACGATCAAAACCCTGGGTCAGTTCTTTTAGACGCGCCCTAATCAATCTTTGACCCAAGAGCCTGGACTGATTCAAGTACGTCCTTAACGTCAGAAGAAGTTAGCCAGCCTATAACGTCATCAGTGATTCCCGTTACATAGCTGATTTCTCCAGTAGTGTCGAGCACAGCAATCTCATAGAGGTCTTCCGCTCCACCATAGGTGTGAGGGCCACGGATAACTGATGCTCCAAACCCGTTGGAAAATTTAAGAATGACTTGGGTTCCATCATTTATTTCGTGCTCAAGTATTACAAATTCTTTGAGACTTTCAGGTATCATTGCGTTTCCTTTCTGTAGGGGTTACTTTTTCGTTCCCAAGACATTTTGTTTCCCAGGAAAGATTTCTCGGACATGGCACCCTTCTTCCAGCCGCTTTCCCATGCGGCCTCTCTTGCTTCATCCAAAATCTTGTCTAGCCAACGGTCGAACTCAGCATCCCCGCGATACCCGTCAATGCCGTAACTGGTGGGACTGGTTTGCACAAAACTACCGCAAGCGTGCACATCGCGCACCCGTTGCGTCGTCGGCGTGTAGTCGTTAGTCATGGGGTGCCTTTCTGTAGGGGTTCATTGGGGGTAGGCCAAAGCTTTCCTTGTTGTACCAGCGAAAATGACCAGCGTCTAGCCCAGCATACCAAGCCGTCTCTGCCACCTGCCGGTCGTGCTCTTCCTGAATCATTTCCGCACCAGTGTCCTTGCGGCGTCGAACGCGCTGCGTATTCGCTTCACAACACCTGTCGCACCTGCACCCATAATTATACGTGGACCCAGAGCCGCCGTGATTCCACGTAGACGGGTCCCCACGTGTTGCCCTTTTTCTATCAGGACCATCGCGCAAGGATGTAGCAAGGTGACCTTGCTGCCAAGCTATACTCGCAATTTTTTGGTCATGTTCGGCAAGCCACCGATCAAACAAAGCCTCACGCTCTTTGCTGTAATGTTCAGCATTCCCATCTCTGTACCAAGAAACATAGTGGCGAATGTCCCCGGTTGTCGGCATGGATTCTTCACTCATTGTTGGCCTCCCAGCCTTTTCTTGCCAAAAAAGCAGCCCATGCCCGCCACTCCTTAACAGATTGTTCGGCATCTTCAACACTGGCATCATGGCTTGGCTGCACGACACCGTTTTTGTCAAAACAAATTTCTAAAGACCAAGAGCCAACACTGTAATATTGAACTTTGCCACCATCGCGCAGTGGATGTTCTCCATTAAAGGTTACATCTAAATTGTCGTCACTCATGGGGTGCCTCCTTCGTGAGCATGGCTGCCATTTCAGACTCAAGACGATCCGCAATGCAGTCGTACTCAGCGGCCCAAATTGTGTAACTGTCTGCAATCCGCCGCGCAATATGATCAGCCACGTGTCGGGTTCCGTAGTTCATGCGCAGCTCAAGACCACAACTTGCTGACAAGTGCAGGTCTCTCAAATCAGCGGCCTCATTACGAGCGGTACGCGCCTGCTCGCGCTTGTATTCATAGTTTGCGATGCTCATTCGTCTGCTTCTTTCTCTTTCGCCAGTTGCGCCATTTCGGTCATGGCTTGCAGTGTTGCCCAAATGCTCAAAACTTCGCCCTTATCGGGGTCTCTTGGCTCTGGCACCGCTGGGGCACCCTCCGATACCATATCCTGCTCGGAATCCAAAGGCTCATTGTCTTGTTCAATCATTGTCATTCTCCTCATCGATAGAAATAATTTCTGTAGACATATACCATCCGTCACTGCTAGAAACATACATAGACAGCCCCACAGCGGGCTTATCCATTTTCCAAATTGCGTCAACATCGAGCAGGCCATAAAAGTCATCAAAAGAAGAAATCTTGATTTTGCCCTTCCTGTCAAAGAAGAACATCTCTTGGATGCGCCAACTGATGCCACCATTCCTTGAAAAGTATCCGTCTTTAACCGTGTACTCTGAGCCTCTTTCTGTTGTAATCTTCATACTGTAATTATTACATCAAAAGTACTCAGTGTCAAGACCTAGAGCAAATCTCTGCATTCTGCTTTAGTCGTTCATTACTTGGCTCTAGAAGCCACGCAGTTGTTGAATAAGCCTTTGCTCTGTCAAGCATTCCTAGGTTGTGAGCAGCAATTGCGGCAAAGTCATAAGGGGCAAAGCCCCAAGCCTCAGCCTCACACAGATAGTCCAAAGGCTTTTCCTTTATGTCTAAAGCCTTTTCAGAGGCCTCAAGGCACTCTTCCCATCTGGACTCTTGGTAGTAGAGGGATGCAAGATCGACTAAAGGCTCTCTCCTGCCTGGTGATTCTTTTTCTGCAAGCTCTAGCCATTGCTCTGCCTGGTCTGGCAAACATTTTGCAACCAGCCTCATCGATGCCCCTCGCTCTGGTGCCCATACTGCCGAGGGTAGCGCAAGATGCCTCAACAACTCCTTTGCAGCATCTTGATATTGACCATAGAAGTACAGTTCTCTACCATAGTAGAAGGCGTTTCTGTCATCATAGGGGTCTTCCTTTGTAGCTATCTCCAGAAGTGGTAGATATGAAGAGCGACTCTTCGTGTTGTCTGGGTGATGATGGATTTCAAAGTCACACCATCCATGCTTTTCTTCAAGCCTATCCGTAACCATGACCTCATGGACAGGATGCTTCCATCGGTATCCAGAACGAGAATGAATCTTGTCGCCAGAATACTCTAGGCCAGGGATAGTCTCTTCTGCATCATTCCATGACCAGGTGTATTTGTATCGTGGTCGAGTAACACCGTCAGCAAGGCAAGCCTCAAGAGAAGGCCTCCAGTCGCCAACAACAACTTCATCCATATCCAAAGCAATGCAGTAGTCAATGTCCGAGGGTATGCTCAGCAGAGCGGCATCTCTGGCCCTATCAAACCTCCAAGGCTTAACAGAAACGTTAATGACGTTGATGCCAAGGCTTCTTGCCACCTCCACGGTATTGTCAGAGCTACCAGTATCAGCAATAAGAATATAGTCTGCATCCTTAACAGAATCATACCATCTTTCTACAAACTGTTCCTCATTAAGTGCAATGGTGTACACAGCAACCTTCATATGCGTTCCGATCTTTCTATGAGTTCAATCTTAAACTTTGGGTATACGGAGTTAAAGTATTCTTCGTTTTGAGCCATACATATTGTTCCCATAAAGGAAATCACGTAACTGCCCCAAGGGTCTGCGAACACACGCAGAGGTTGAAACTTAAATCCCGTATCCCTGTGTGACACCTGAACCTTGTCGCCTGGATAGTAGTTCACTGCTGGGGTTCTCCTCATTGTTACTCTTGTAAAAAACTCTGTTACCTTATCATACCAAAACATCGGCGGTATACCAACTCTTGACTTACACCTCACCGTACTATAGAATAGCACTATGGTAAAAACAAAGTCAGGCAAGGTCCCTAGTGGATGGTGCATCACAGGACACCACCCTGGATGCCCCAAAGACTTTGCACATGGAACGTGTGTATGTGATTGCCACAGCGAGAGGAAGAGTCCTCGGGTGGCTTCTCCAGAGATTAAGAAGAACATCGAAAAGAAAGCACTCCCTACGCCTAGGCCCAGTATTGAGCCTGAGACAAAGAGAGATAGTCTTTCATCCATTATCCGTAAAATGAGATAGCGACAGCAAGTTTCGTCGCGGTAAAGTTCGGAGAGAAAATGATTTTATCCACAAACAATACAAATGTACCACGTATCCCCAAACACCTAAAGGATGAACCATCCAAAAAAGATATGGGCAAAACATATAGGTACCCAGTATCCTATCCAACACGCAGCATTAAACGCCATGCCAACGCCAGTACCAAGAGCCTGTATATGATTCTGGCTCCTACGGCGTACATCGCTGCTGTCATCGCTGCTGATAGAAATCTACATCTTCGGTCTTGGACATGGAGAGAGTCGGAAGATGTGGGGGTATTTATTAATGAAAAATATATCAATAGGGCACCCAGGAGTAATGATGAATAGAAGGATTGAACCAGGAGACATTGGCCATACCGTTGAGGCCAAGGTCTTCAACAGGCAAGACAAAATTGTATCAACAAGTGTAGGAGTGCTTTCTGCCTATATGGATACAAAGGAAGTCACCTATATCTTCTTTAAACATTGTCACACACCTGTCTCCTTTGACACAAAGCTCTTCTATGTCAGGATTACACGGCACCCTATTTTCGGGGGCACAGAAGGCGTTCCCTTTACCAAATAGTATAACTATTCCTATAGTAAGGAACACTCTATGTTGATAGGTTGATAGCCTGGATAGCTGGATAGCTCCTATAAGAGACTAGCCTTCAAGATGGATACTGTGTACCGCGAATATTTTATACCGTGGATACTTTATACCCCAAAAATATACACTATTTGTTGATTTATATGGTGTGTAGGGGTGAAATTGATTAGTGTTTGTGTTACTGTGGGTGTATTGTTTTGATGGAGTAGATGTTTGAGTAGTATATTGGAGTAATTGAGTGACCAATATCGTAGATCGTAATCAAATCTTACAAACATTTCCTTCTCCCTATACAAACTAACCAGCCAAACACCTAAACACTAGTCACTATGCTCAAATAGCATCTATCTCCTTATACTGTGTTTTATACTATACGAAATTGGTATAATTTGGTCAATAAATACCCTGGAAAAAATACAATAACCTATACCAAATACTCACAAACACTATACAAACTAGCCTAAAGCTTATCTAATATATACCTTATAGGTGCATTTGTGATAAGTGTTTATACTATGGGGAAAGTGTATCAAGTTTGTCTTTGATACCCCGAAAAAACCGGGGCATTGTCTTGACCAAATACATACTCATAGCAAGGGATGTATCCTGCCTAATGGATAGCCCCCAATGTGCCCAATGCAAATCCTGGGAAAAAATAAGTGTTCTTCTTAATGGTGTTTATACTATAGAGAATTGGTACCTAATCGTTATACCGGGGCAAATAGACAGATAGTTTTATTTGTGATGTTCGGGGGTATTAACGAAAAGGATTAGTCATTAACCATAGTGCTATACCACACACTAGTATGATAATAAAGAACTCCATGATGTTCCTTTCTGATATTCTGGGGAAAAATATTTGATGATCGTAATGTATTTTGATTTTGAGAGAATCCCGGATAAATGCTGGGAAAAAATTTGATTCGTTCTTAATGTATTTATTTTTTTATATTTATGCTTCCTGAGTGTTTGCTGGGCGTGCCCGGCCCTGCGGCTCCCTTGCGGGAACCACAGACCCTAGGCGAAGTCTTTAACGAAACGCCCTAGCACATCATCTACAGTGTCTGCAACATAAGCAGCGTGCCAGCCACTAGACAAACGATCACGCTGTGACAATGCATGATACTCAGAGTCCATCTTCCAAATCATGATATCACCATAGCTGTCAGGCTCACCAGTCATTGAATTGTACTTGCCGATTACCTCTGCCCATGCGTGCCAGCGGTAAGCCTCTACCTCACGCTCTTTGTTCTCTTTGCCGATAATGCTAACACCTAAGTACATGGTCTACTCTTCATCCTCTTCGTCGTCTGCATTCTCATCAAGTAAAATCTGTCCCAGACTTGAGAAGCCAATGTCCTCCGCATCTACCGCGAGAAGAAACAAATTGAATGCCTCCTGCACATGAGCAGATGCCCTGTCAGTCAACTCCACAATGCCGTAGTCGATAGCGAATGCAAGAGGGAATGCAATGTCTGCATACTCAAACAGAGCCTCGAACGCTTCCTGGTCTCGGTAGTCAACCCACAACTCACTGAGAATCTTTACCTGTGACTCAATGGGGGTGATATTCATTTCTTCCTTCTTTCTGGTCTACTGCTGATTCTGCTACGGCGATGACTCTATTGTATAGTACCGCCGAGGATATGTTTGCCACATAGACTCCAACGGCATCAAGGTCTAGTCCCAGATCGTTCACTGAGTCTAGAATCTTCATGGCCGCCTTCTCTTCCTTCGTTAGCCTTGCCATGTTACTCCATCATATACGTTGGTGGCTGAGTTGTCAAGCCTTTGCGAGAACGTCTGCCAAAGAGATGAAGGCTTCGTCTGTGGGCAGGTTGTCCAAAGAAAATTCTGCAATCTTCTGGATGGGCAGGTAGCCGTAACCGTTGACGACCTCGCCACCATCCCAAAGACCATCAAGCACCGTTGCTTCTTTCAACAGTCCAGCGTATACGTGTAGCTCATGGTTGTCAAGGTCTACGATGTAGGCCCACTCACAAAACAAACCATCTTTGCCGAAGTCAAATGAGTCCAGGATGTATCCAGACTGAATGATCGCATCCAGGTCCCCCTGGCACCCACGTAGTGCAGAGTACCAATCCCTACCAGTGCTAACATCAGAAACTGAATAGTTAGCAATAGCAAGAGCTTGGCTCTTGGTGGGCACACCATTCTCTGGCACCACAACAAGGGCATCAACAAGGCTACCGAGGCTAAAGCCATAGCTGTCTTTGATACCGCGAGCAAAGGCCAAGACGTTCATGCCCACACCCTCGGGGTAACCGTCATACTGGCCATAGCTAGCCTTGGTAATACCCTGGTGAGTAAAGCCGACAAGGTGTCGAGTTCCCATTTTGTATCTCCTAGTTGTTGAGGGCTGTAAGCCAAGTGTACAGGCGAGCGGAGCGGTTGTCAATTAGCTGAGACAGAGGCTGTGCCTCGACCCAGGTGTCGTCCAGAACAAGTCCAAGACGAACAAGCATTGCTGACTCTTCACTGGTAAGTTGAAGAACGATAGGCTCAACAGATGTGTCCGTCTCGTAGTAACCACGGCCAGCGTCGTTTCTCATCGGGTACGCATCAAGTGTTACCCTGTCCTGGCCCTCATCGTTGTAAGCTCCCCAGTTAAAGATGTTCACATCGTAATTAGTCATGATACATACTCCCACACAACGTTAGAAAAGTCAACCCCACAGCACATGCAAAATAAATCGGTATCAAGATAAATAAGATGGTCAAGCTTGTCTGCATCTTCATGACCCATATACCACGCCTCAATAGCGTTGTTAAACTTTACGTTCCATTCTTGTCCACGCATCATGCATCCTTAAGTATAGAAACAATATCGCTGAATCGATCAAAGTCGCAAACGTTCCTACCAAAGTTAGCAAACCTAGTAGTGATTACGATATTGTCGCTGGAGTAGTCTCCATCAATCTTTATCTTGTCAATCGATGGAGCGAGAGGATGTTTTGGCATCCAGTCGGGATGATCTTTGTACAGCAGTTCAAGGTCTAACTCTACACCAAACCAGTAGCATTTGCCACCTTGGTTAAACCAGATTTCTTCTATCTCTTCGGGTGTAACAAGAATCTTAGCAGGCACCCAGGCCTTTTGCAAACCACCACTGGCACCACCTACAGAGGAGCCTGTGCCTTCCATCCTTCGTCTATTGGTTGAAGAGTTAATGACTGTCCAGTTGCCCTCGGCATCTTGACGAACACCATTAGAGAGGATGGAAGACCACAGTTTCCTAAAGTAGTTTCTGTTAGACACTAACTTCTACGACTAACGGCAAGTCTTCATTTACGTTTTCTGCTAGGGTAGACCAGAACTCCTCAATCGCAAAGGCTCTGAACTCTGCATCAGACATTGCACCAAAACTCAAGTCGTAGTCCTCGTCGTAAAAGTTAAAATTGAAAGACAGACCTACAGTCACACTGCGAGGCATAGCATCTCCTACTTTAGTTTGGACAACTTGTCTGGGTCATAGCCACTCCACGACCCAATACTTGACTCTACCACAGGTGCGGCACGAAAGCCAAGTGCTACAATTTTTTCCAGGGCATCTGCATCAGTCTCAATATCAACAGTCTCATAAGCAATAGCGTGCATGTCAAGGTAACGCTTAGTAGCATCACACTGAACACAATTCTTTTTAGTATATACAATAGTCATATTACAAGTATAGCCTATCAGTAGTCTCTGGCCATACGGATGTTAAATCGTTTATCGTCTGCATACCGTCGAGAATCCATCCAGGCAGTTTCCCCTTTGAAGTATTTTGCTTTTTGGCCAGGTACTGAGACCTTGTGAAAATCAGGAATATACCTAGTGTAAACATTATGGTAGATAGCGGCTTCTTCTTCAAGGACTCCTTCACCAGATGAGATAACATCCCATCGAGCAACATCTCCTACCTTGGGCACAGTGTACATTCTATCTCCATTCGTTGTGAGGTTTGAGTCTATCATTGCTGGAAAAAAAATACAAGCGCTCTTAATAGATGTTTCTAGTGTTTAGAAATAAATAAAGATATGCCCGGCCCGTAGGCCTCCCTACCAGCCCTTCGTCTGATGGAAGTGTGCAAACTCAAATCCAGCGGTTTCGCACATCGTGGCAAGCTCAAAAGAGTAGTCTACAGAATTAGGGTCAAGACTATCCAGGATAGTGTCTACCAAAACAGCAGCACCCTCTGGAGACTTGCCCTCGGGGATGATGAGGTAGATATCATAAGCGGGGTCATGCTTGTCTGGAACAAGAATTACATTGTTCACAAAGCTTTTGAGTTTCATTAGTCTCTTTCTATATCGGGGTTGACGACGAAGACCAGTTCCTCTTTGCTAAGAGAAAAGACCGCATTCCCCAGCAAACCGTCTTCTACAGCAAACACCAGTTTTAGTTCTGGTAGAGGGGTGACGTTATTGACACTAACCTCAAGTGCCTTGTTGTATGAATCAAGCAGATCAGCAATGTCTCGTAGTTCGTCTGCTGTAATCATGCTCCCACCTTTACTTCCGTTACGATTGCTTCGTATACTTCTTGGTATACTTGGGTACCCTTGCGACGCAGGTCGCAGTTAGAGGCATATTCCAGAGCCTCGTCTTCGTCATCTGCTACTACATCAATAGCGTACATGGTGTGAATCTCTACATCGATAGAGTATGTTGGCATCTTGTGTCCCTTCGTTGTTTCTATTATGCTACAGAATGACTGTGCTTGTCAATTTTCTGGGAAATAGGTTATCTATTCGTAACAATGTTTGTGAAAACATTTGGTGCCCGGCCCGTTTTGTGGGAATATAACCACCTGCTGCTGTGTGGCAATATCCCCACAGGGGCATACTGGGCAGTTTAGTCTCATGCCAAGGAGGGAATGTTACACCAGGCCAAGCACTCCCTGAGTGACCGTGAGCAGACGGTTCTTCTCGGCATTGATAGCCGCATCGAATCCGCTTGCAGAAATCAGCAGGTTGTCCTGGTTTCCACCACGAGCGGTACGGTACCAGTCAAGGCGCTCAGTCATAGCGTTGAGAACTCCCCAGCCAGTGCCGCTAATCATGTTGTTCGTGGGGCCAGCGTAAATGCTGTCGATGAGATCGACCTTGGTTTCCCACTTCTTGAGGCTACCCTTGGAATCAGTCTCAGGCATAGGGTACGCCGCCTGAATGATACGGGCATAGAGGTCAGACCGCACCTCCTGGGCAAACAGTTCCTTGGCCATAACGTCAAACTTGTCCATGTAGGCGTTGGTGATTCCCAAAGCCTCACGAGCCGCTTGCACCTTGCCGTTGGCAGTCTGCGTGTGGCGAATCTTGAAAGACTGCTTTGCCGCATTGCGACCACGCCCACCCAGAGCGACATTGAGGGTATTGGCGCAGACGACACGAACGGGGGTCACGCTTGCCTGAATAGCAACGCTACCATCGTGTGACGTATTTACCAGCAGGTACGTCTTCACAACGTCGCTCACGCCGAAAGGGTCAATCACAGACTCACGCTCAAGAGCGATAGAGCCGAAGACCTGACGGCCACCCTTGATAGAGCCAGCGGTTTCCCATCGGCCTCCACCGTCAAGAATGGTATCCCCAAACGAGAACAATTCTTCATTCTGCACCACGTTGTAACGCTCGCCTACGACACCAAGAATGTCGTTTTCTGAACGCTCAAACGGGTTGGTGCGAGTCACAAAGTAGTGCGACTTGTCAGAGCGGAAGGTCTCAGGAATGTCAATTTCTTCCAGACGAACATTCCAGTTATCGAGGTGTGCAAGGCTGAGCATCTCCTGAGTAGAGACTTCTTGCTCGAACACCGTACCCAGGCCGTGCCATGCGGGTTCGCGCAGTGAGGCAAAGGAGACCTGTCCATCGTGCATTTCGAGTTCGTGAGCCATTAGGTTCACCTTTCTTTGGTTTGATAGCGGGGTTGCTATATAACTAAGCATACATGAGAGGTGCGACATTGCCTAATCCTGGGAACATAATTTTCCCTTCGTAACCTATTTGTTATAAAGCAGCGCGGCCCGGCCAACTGTCGCAAAATATGCAACAGTTCGAGACAGTTTTCGGACTTGTCCAGGTCTTTTGTTACTTCTGCTCACTCATCACTTTTCGGACAATATCATCCAGTTCCTCAGACTCCTCTGCAATCTGGACTAGATGCTCTTCCCCAAGCAATTCACTGGCGGTAAAGGTAATAGCGGCAGTAGCAACAACAGCAGTATACACATAGAAGGCTTGAGACTTCTCATCAGGAGTGGCAAAGGGGTCTTCCATTACCTTCATGGTTTCAGATGCCGCAATCATGGTTTCTGCTGATGACATAACCCTTGAGGCTACCCCTTGCAATTCAGCCATTGTAGCACCCATTACTGGTTACCCTTGAGGATGTGAGCAATGTGATTCAAAGCAGTTTCATAGGCATCAATGACACCATCGAAATACCCTCGGTCTTCTGAGTCTAGGCTGTTCTCATCTTTGCGAGAAGCATACTCCTCTTGCACCTTTGACAGTCGTTCTTCTAAAAAGGTCTCAATGTTTTTTGTCATGCTGTAATCCTATCTGTTTATGTGTTGCTGTGCAATTTTGCGAGGTAACGGATGTGTAACGAAAGACTAAAGAATATTCTCGTCGTCTGCAAACTCAGACTCAGTGATAGACGACCTCAAGGAGTTACCCCAAGCAGTTCCTTGGTCTTGGTATAATTGAAAAAAGGAGAAGATAGACATTCCTGCCTCTGTAAACAAAAGGTCATGCTCTCTGAGAATATGCGTTGTATCTTGTATGGCGCTAGAGTCAATTCCCTCTTGGTCTAGGGAGTCTAGGGTTTCAATAGTCAATCCAGTAAGGAAGAGTGCCTGACCAATACCGCACGAGGGCTTTCCTTCATGCTGATATAAACATTTGCCCATAGGAGTTCTTCCGTAAACGAAATCTTCTCCACCAGCGGCGACTACCTGCTCAAGCAACTGCACTGCTAGTGTTCGATCAATAACGGTTGTCATGTTGTTCTCCTAAAGAAAAACGGTAGGGTCAAGGTCACCAAAGTAATCTTCCATCTCTGAAAGACTCATGTCAGCAATGTCTTCATATACATCGCCACCTTCTTCAATACGGTCATAGATGTTGTCAAACATTATTGCCTCCTTGGTTTGTTCTTTGAGTCTACATTCTGGGAAAGAAAGATACAAGTTCATAAGGTAACGTATTGGTAACGAGTGGCCGGGCCTCCTCCCCACCAAAGCACAATGCAGTGATGGGGAAGGTGCGGCTACGGACTATCGACCAACGATCTGAAACGAACTGGCGCTCAGAGCCTTTGTCTGGTTGGTTGCACCCAAAAACTTACCATCAACGGTACGGACAACGGCTTTTGCAACGTTTCCGTTGACGGTGTTCCAGGTCTCGGTGCGAACAACGATCTGCACAATAATCTCTTTTCTTTTTGTTATGATTGGGGGGGGCAGTTTGGTATCATGCCCAGGATAAACACACTATCCCTTGACCGTAGTCCAGCGAGTCTCGCCATTTACATCA